ACGGTCCAGGGCATAATTGGGTGAAGAAGCGGTTCGACTTACCTATGGAGAGTGGTCGAGTCATCGGTCGAATCATTAAAGATGAGCGTATCGGCGTTCCAGAGGATATGCGGGATAAACCGCGTGTGGCAATTCGTAGTTCTCTCGCTGAGAACAAAATTATGCTGTTAGCTCAGCCGAATTACGTTCAAACGCTGAGGTCTGCTGCTCGAAATGAAGCTGAACTTGCAGCCTGGATTGAAGGCTCTTGGGATATTACTGCCGGTGGGATGTTTGACGATATATGGGATGAAAGGATTCACGTCATCCCGGACATTCCGACGAATCTTTTGCGGAAATCTGGTTGGTTATTGAACCGGGCCTATGACCATGGGCAATCGAAACCATTCTCGGTGGGTTGGTGGGCCCAGAGCAATGGCTCACCTATCAAGCTGTATGATCGCTTATTCGGAGAGGTAAAAGGTGATTTGATTCTCTTCAATGAGTATTATGGCTGTACTGATGAAGAGGATGAGGGTCTGAATATGACCGCTCGCGAAATTGCGATTCAAATCAAAGAGCGGGAGAAGGAGATGGGTCTTCGTGGAAGAATAAAACGAGGCCCGGCCGATAGTGCTATATTTGCCAGATATGACGGCACTAAAACGGTAGCCGGAGATATGAAAAAAGAAGGAATCTATTGGGACTCTGTAGATAAATCACCGGGATCACGTAAACAGGGGTGGCAACAATTGCGAACTCGATTGAGGGGTTCGATTCCAGATAAGGGCAAGAGAGAATATCCAGGACTGTTCGTTTGTGAGGGTTGTCAGGATTGGCGACGAACAGTACCTTGTTTGTCTCGCGACGATAAGGATTTGGATGATGTAAACACTAAGACCGAAGATCATGCTGGGGACATGACCCGATACCGGCTGCGTTGGACTCGCAAAACCATTATTCAAAGGAATTGGTGATATGGCTGAGAAAAAGGAAGCAACTGTCGCAACGCCGAGCCTTGCTTATCAAGCGATGGCCTCGAAATGGCAAAAGATGAATACATTGCTTAGCGGCACAGACGCCATGCGTAAGGCTGGCGAAGATATGGCTCCTCGCCATGAGCATGAGAGTGAACGAGCATATGCAGATAGAATCGACTGCAATGTTTTATTCAATATGGTGGACCTTACTCTTCGTTCGTGGGTCGGTCGTCCTTTTGGTTCTCCGATCACGTATTCAGAGGATTTTGCTCCGCACTTGGTTCCCCTTATGGAGGATGTGGACCTTAATGGTAATAATCTTGACGTGTTTGCTCGTCAATGGTTTCGTGACGGTGTGGCTAAGGCATTTTCACATGTGTTGGTTGAATTTCCGCGTGTGTTTCTTGGGCCCCGAACACTTGCCGACGATGATCGGATGAATATCCGGCCATATTTTGTCCATGTGAGACCTGAGCAGATGTTTTTTGCGTTGGCCTCACGGGTGGGCGGTAGAGAGATTTTGACACATGTCCGAATTCGAGAAGAGCGAATTGAACTTGATGGTTGGGAAGAGATTATTGTTGAGCAGATTCGTGTTCTTGAATTAGATCATATCAATATGGGCACTGATGATGAGCCTGAGTTCATTCAGAAGGTGCGAGTTGACATTTATCGGCAGGACCCATCTGTAAAAGAGGAGAAGTGGATCATTGTCGAGCAATTTTGGATGGATATTGACTTTATTCCAGTTGTATCATTTTATTCGGATCGTCAAGGGTTTATGCTTGGCCGGTCGCCTCTGGATGATCTTGCCGACCTAAACATTCGGCATTGGCAGTCGATGTCGGACCAAATCGCGATTCTTACGGTAGCTCGATTCCCGATTTTGGCGTGCTCTGGTGGTGACGATGAGGAAGCCAATTTGGTCATCGGCCCAAAAGAGTGGCTTTTTACATCTGATCCTACGGCTAAGTTCTACTACGTGGAGCACAAAGGTTCGGCCATTTCGGCGGGCGAAGTGGATATTGCAAATTTGGAAAAGCGTATGCAGTCCTATGGGGCTGAATTTGCAAAAGATCGTCCGGATCGTGAGTCGGCCTTGGCTCGGAACTTGGATACCACTGAGGCGACGTCACCACTCCAGGACGTAACATATAGATTCAACGATGCCATGAACTATGCGTTGTGGATGATGTCACAATGGATGCGAAAAGAGCATAGCGGCATTGCAAAAGTGCCCACTGATTTCACTTCAACACAGGCAGCCGAACTTCAAGTTCTTTTGGAGACCTGGAAAGAAGGTGGCCTTACAACTGGAGAATATCTGCAAGAATTGCAGCGTCGTGGTCTATTAACTGAGGAGCTTGTGATCTCCTCAAAATCCCGTAACCCTGATGAAAGGAAACTGAACAATGAAGATTCTAAAGAAAGTCAATGAGCTAACTGAGGTCGATGCCAATCTTCGCGTGTTCTACGAGGAAGACACGGAGAACGGTGGGTATAAGCTCAAGAGTGATGAAATCACGGCTACAGCGATCTCTGTGATTTCTGGGCTCAATGGAGCTTTGGGGGCGGCCCGGAGTGAAGCTGAGGCTGCAAAACGAAACGGAACCGTTGATTTGTCCGTGTTGGCTGACTACGGCACTGACCCTCAAAGCATTGCTGATGCAGTCAATGCCAAGATTGAAGAGCTTTCCAGTGCGGCAACTTCGAGCCAGAAAGACATTGAGGCTCGGATCAGCAGGATCAAAAAAGAACATGCTGAGGCGTTGGCTGAGGCCACTTCCGCCAAGGATCAGGAGATTATGCGGCAGCAGCAGGCCCTTCACAATTATATGCTGGACACCGCCGTCATGAGTGCCGCGACGAGTTGGACTGGTCTGAACGCTAAACTGGTCGCCCCGTTTGCTCGTGGGCAAATGAAGGTTGCTGAAATTGACGGGCAGCCTCGTGTTGTTGTGGTAGACAGCGATGGGCAACCTCGTTATTCCAAAAATCCGGACCGGGCGGGTGAAATGATGCAGGCCGATGAATTGCTCAAAGAGATGTCAGAGCAGCCGGATTACCGTCAGCTTTTCCCGTCCCAGCAGGCTTCCACGGGTGGCGGTGCTGAGCAGACTCGTACGCCGGTAGGTGTTCGCACCGGCGTCAAGAAGGAAAACATGACTTCGGCGGAGAAGATCAATGCGGGCCTTGCGGCAAGACGTCGTAGATAAAGGCCCTAAATCGGACCCGAAAGTTTTGGATTTTTTACTTGACTTTCGGGTCCGATAATGTTATGATGTAAATTGTAGCACTTGGCATGAGGGCGATCCTTGGCCGAAACCGCGATGGTTTTCAATGTGCTTTCCCGTTGAAGATTGAGTTTTGCGAATGCTAAGGAGATCAAAAAATGGCAAGTGTGACCCTCGTTGAAAGTGCCAAGCTGGCCCAGGACCAGATGGTTGTCGGGCTTATTGAGTCCGTCGTGACTGTGAACCACATGTATCAATTGCTTCCCTTTGAGGGGATCGACGGAAATGCCCTGGCCTACAATCGTGAAAACGCCCTCGGCGATGTCCAGAATGTGGGTGTTGGCGATAATATCACTGCGAAGGCTGCGGCCACCTTTACGCAGGTGACTTCCAGTCTGACGACCATCGTCGGTGACGCCGAAGTCAATGGTCTGATTCAGGCGACTCGTTCGGCTCGTACAGACCAAACTGGTGTCCAGATCGCCTCGAAGGCGAAGAGTGCTGGCCGTCAGTTCCAGAACCATCTCATCAATGGCACCGGGGCCAGTAATCAGTTTAACGGCCTCCTGAATCTGTGTGCTCCCAGCCAGAAGGTTGCTACCGGAGACAATGGTGGGGCCCTCAGTTTCGATTTCATGGATGAAATGCTTGATCTCGTCACTGCTAAAGATGGCGACGTCGATTTCATTCTGATGCACGCCCGTACAATTCGTTCTTACAAGGCGTTGCTTCGGGGTCTGGGTGGCGTGACCATGCAGGAAGTCTATGAGCTTCCCAGCGGTCGCAATGTGCCGAGCTACAGCGGTGTGCCAATTTTGCGGAATGACTATATTCCGATCAACCAGACTAAGGGCATCGGCTCTAATCAGACGACCATCTTTGCGGGTTGTTTCGATGACGGTGATATGCGGACCGGTCTACTTGGCCTGACGGCTGCCAATGCCTATGGCTTGATGGTCGAGGATGTCGGCATTTCCGAGACCAAGGATGAGCATATCTGGCGTGTCAAGTGGTATTGCGGCTTGGCTTTATTCAGTGAGCTTGCTCTGGCTGCTGCGGACGGCATCACCAACTAATCACTCTTGAGATCATGGGGGCCTTCGGGCCCCCAGATTCTTATAAAGGAGATCAGCAATGTCATTTTATACCGTTACTTTGCCTGATAGTGCCAAGTCGCTTCTGCACAATGGTGTGGATCGAATGGTCGTTGAGGCAAATTCGGCCGCCCAAGCCAAAGTGCTGGCTGAGGCTCAAAGTTCTCTGGAACCCCATGCTCCCTGGGCAAATGCGACCGTAGTTGAGCAGACCCAGAACCTTGTTGGTACGGTATTCACTATTACCGTCGATCCTGCGGGTACGCCTGTTGTGTTTGCTTATACGGCCGAAGATGGCGACACTTGGGAAGATGTTGCTGAGGCTTTGGAAGTTCTGTGTGAAGTATCCTACACGTCGTCCTGGGCGAAGGATTCCACTCACGGGCTTCATGGCACGCTCGTGATCGCTACTGGCTCTGGGACGGACGATCTTGGGGATAAGGCCGTGACGGCAACTGCCATTGGCCCTAATGGGGAAGACCTGTCTGCGAAATTCTTCGGGAACATCGTGGATGAAGGGTCTTCCACCGATGATCTGAGCGTGGATTGTCTCAGTATTTGTCCGTCACTTCGGGTAATCGGGGCATACAAAGGCTAAGAACGTAATCCCAATTTGAAAGGGTAGAACATGGCAGGTTTTTACTACGTGAAAGTCGCGGACGACGATCAGAAGACTATGATTGAGGGCAAAGATGGCTTTGTCGTCAATGCCGAGAACGCGACTGAGGCAAAGAAAGTTATTAAGGCGTCTCGCCTATTTCCGAGTGATGCGGCGGTAGAAGCTGCGTCTGCGACGTTGCTTGCTGATCCTGCGGACCTCGCGGATTGGCGTGCCAAGATTAGCATCTACAAGCCCGACGCTTCTTTGCTTGAGCAAGTGACGGTCACGGGTGTCTCCACAGCCACGGCCGATAGCTTTGGGGCTTTATTGGTTACGGCCTTGAATGCAACCTCCAGTATTGCGGGAGCCGCATACAATGACAGCACGAACGTGTTGACCATTGCGGAGACCACAGACGGTATTGGCGATCATACGGTTGTTGTGGAGTTTTTACCTCCAGCAACTTGGAGTGATCCGTCAATTTCGTTTGATGAGTTCTATTCCACTCTCGTCCACGAGGGCAACAGTGGAGAAGCATTATCGGTAACGCTGGTGCAAGTGACTACGCCCGCCGTTCTGTATTCGGTGGATGGTTAATCGAGATTGATGGAGTCCGGGACGTCCCCGGACTCTTTCCTTTATTTTCGTAGGAGAAGATATGCAAAGCACTATGATCCGAATGACCCTGACAGGAGCCCTTACGGGCAAGACAATTTTGCTGAATGGACATCAATTCGTCAATGGGGTGCATGAGTTTACTGGTGGACCCAGCGAGATTGATGGGGTTTCGACCTACTTCACCCGATGCTATCAAGTGAAGATTTCTATCCCTGGGCTTGAGAAGAAAGTTGCCGCCTCAGATCGTGATAAGCCGAGTGAACGACAGGCCGACATTATCGAAGCAGTTAATGCCACCGACAAAGAGTCGTGGATCGATAAAGGAGCCGCAATTCCTCATCCAAAAGTCAAAGATGTCGCTGAATTGATGGATGATCCGACCGTGACTAAGGCCGAAATCATTGAGGTCATCGAGAAATGGCTTTCATAGTACAGGACCCAGACACTCCAAAATCTGACGCGAATGCGTATATCAGTGTTGCGGAGTTTGCGGCGTATCACGCTGATAGAGGCAATGCCTATACCGCTACCGATATGGAGATCGAACAGGCGATTGTCAGGGCAACGGATTACATAGATGCCAGATGGACGTTCGCGGGCAGTCGGGAGGATGCGGATCAATCCACCGAATGCCCGCGATCTGGCGTCTATGCCCCTGATACCGGATATCTATTAGATGGATATCCAGAGGAGTTAAAAGAGGCGTGTGCTGAATATGCCTTATCAGCTTTGTCCGCATCACTTTATCCGGCACCCAATGTGGATACTACCGGCCGGACGGTCAAGATGACCCGACGAAAAGCAGACGTCATTGAGAGAGAAACAGAATACGAAAACCCGGCGAAGGTGGGGTGGACAAGTTACCCCCTGGCTGATGGTCAAATGAGAAGAACGCGATTGCTGTCTTTGGCTCGCCGCACATTAGGTAGGGCATAAAATGGCACTCCCCGTCGAATGGGCTTGGCTTGAAGATTTGATTGCCGAAGAGGGCCGAGCCTTCACTCTGACGCCTCCGGGGACTCTTCAAGATACGGATAAGCCTTGGAGGGGGAACAAGGCGGGCACGGCGGATAACGAGATTGGTGTTTTTGTCCGGTACAAATCTCGTGAAGTGGATGGTGACGAGATTCGCCGAGGCGACCAAAAGGTGTTGACAATCCCCAGTGAAAATATCGATATTGAGGATGGGACCAAGCTGGTTGATTCCCTGGACTCTTCCAGTTGGCACGTAGTAAATGTGGAGAAAATTACGTCAGGGTCCGATATTTTGCTTTACATTTTGCAGATAAGGCAGTAAAATAGGGTATGATCGCTTCGCGTACAGATGCAAGAGACATAATTCTCACTACGGTGAAGGCCGTAGTGGAGGCACAGTCATTATACGCAATTTATGACGATACGGTAAAGCAGCCACCCACAAGTGGATCAACCAAGTGGGTTCGTGTTTCTGTGAGGCATCGAAACGGTTCACGAAGCTCTTTATCAAGAAAAGATGGGTCAGCCAAGCATACCCAATCGGGCTTTGTTTTCGTGGAAATTTTCACGCCGCGAGACAATGGGTTGATTCAAAGTGATATTTTTTCTGAGTTGTTCGCTGAGGCGTTCCGAAGCTATAATGGTGATATTTGGTATCGGGATGTATCAGCGGTCGAACAGGGCCAGGATGGTAATTGGTATAGAACAGACGTAATCGCTGAATTCCAGTATGATTTGATACAGTAAGGAGTACGTTTATGGCTGCACCAGTAAGTAAGATCAATTCTAATGTGGTGGAAACAGCGTATGCAGAGGAAGAGAGTATCAAGACCTTGCCGACGACTCCGGTTTGGCGTCCTCTTGATGTGAATTCTTTCACCGATTTCGGTGGTTCAGTTTCCACAATAGCACGGACGCCGTTTCGTGCGGATCGACAGAATCGCAAGGGTTCGGTTGTCGATCTGGAGGCGGCTGGTACTCTGAATCATGACCTCGTTCAGGAAGGTCTTCAAGACCTCCTCCAGGGGTTTTTCTTCGCCAACCTGCGAACCAAAGTTGAGTTCGGTGGGGCAGGTGAGATCACCAATGTGGATGGGACAGGTAATGACTACGAAGCGACTTCGGGCCTTGACGTATTTGAGAGTGGCGATCTTGTGATGGCATCCGGCTTTACGAATGCCAGCAATAACGGTCTCAAGACGGTCGTAACTGCGGCTGCGGCCTCGCTGGAAGTAAGCGAGACCATTATTGATGAGACGCCTCCGGCGGGTGCGAAACTCGTCCAGGTAGGATATCAGTTTGAGACAGGTGACGCGGAATTGGATGCTGCTGGTGATCTTCCGATTCTCAAGTCCACCACGAAAGACTTGACAGATTTCGGCCTCGTTCCGGGCGAATTCATTTATATTGGCGGGGATATTGCGGTCATGCAGTTTGATACGGGCGGCGGCGGATTTTGCCGAGTTCGCTCAATTGCGGCCCATGAGATCGTTTTGGATAAATCGCAGAATGATCTTTCGACCGACGCCGGTACTGACAAGACTATCCAAGTCTTTTTTGGCCGAGTGCTCAAGAACGAGACCGGCACTGACATTGTACGTCGAACCTACAATATCGAGCGAAAGTTGGGGGCTCCAGACGAGGATGAACCGACGCAAATTCAATCGGAATACCTCACGGGTGCAGTGCCCAATGAAATGAGCCTCAACATTCCCACGGCCGACAAAGCAGTGATGGACCTTTCCTTTGTGGCGATGGATCATGAGCACCGTAACGGAGCTACTGGTGTTAAAAGCGGTACACGGATGGATTCTGTAGAAGAGGCCGCATTTAATACGAGTTCCGATGTCCCTCGCATCAACATTGCGGTTGTGAGTGATACGGACTCAAATCCCACGGCGTTGTTTGCGTTTGCCGAGGAGATGACGTTGACGATCAACAATAACGTCTCTCCTGACAAGGCCATCGGTGTGCTGGGTGGTTTTGACGCAAGTCATGGCAATTTTGTGGTGACGGGCAGCATGACCGCCTACTTCATGGATGTATCGGCCGTGACCGCCGTCAGAAACAACAGCGACATTACCTTGGACATGCACCTCGTCAAAGACAACGCAGGCATCACCGTGGACATCCCGCTGCTGGGCTTGGGCGATGCTCGTCTGGACGTGAACCAGAACGAAGCGATTCGCATTCCGCTGACACAAGAAGCTGCGATTGGAACTGGAGCAATTGCTGGATTCGATCACACACTTCTAATGTCTTTTTGGGATTATTTGCCGGACGCCGCTGAGGCGTAAACCAGAGTAAACCGAAGTAAACAGGTCCGGGGACGTTCCCGGACCTTTCTTTCTTTTTTGTATAGGAGACAGAGAAAATGAGTAATCCATTGCGTAAAATGTTTGAGACTGACAAAAACGTCGAAAAGGAAGGCGTGATTGTTGAGTATGCCCCAGGCGTTGAGATCAGAATTGCCCGTGCGGGAGGAGGCAATAAGCGGTTCGCGAAGGTATTGTCCCGACTGGCGAGGCCGTACCGCCGAGCAATCCAGACTGAAACCATCGACCCCGAAATCCTTTTGGGCATTTTTCGGAAAGCGTATGCCAAAACCATCATCTTGGACTGGACTGGTCTTACGAAAGACCTTCTCACGCACGATGATGCTGACGCAGAAACTTCTCTGGAATTCAACGCGGAGAATGCTCTGAGCTTACTTGAGGAGCAGCCGAATTTGTTTGCCGACATTCAACAGGCTTCGGACAACATCGCTCTTTACCGTCAGGATATCCTGGAAGCTGATTCGGGAAACTGATTGACTGCCTGCTCTATTACCTGGATATGGGGCAGGTAGAACAGCGAATGATCCGGGAATGCTATGCACGGCGAAAACCGCTACCTGAACGTATACAGAATGCTCCAGACCTATTCGTGGGCCTGGAGCTATACTTTGACGCTTTCGTGGAGTTGAATACCTGTAGAAGCACTGGCTGGGGTCCTGGGCCTATACCATCTTGGTGCATAGACGAATTCTGTGTAAGAAACGGAATATGCGGAGAAGAGGCCGAAGATTTTCATTATCTTCTTCGCCAAATGGACGGAGCATTTTTGAAGCATATGGCGAGTAAATCTAAGGAATCTTCTTGATAATCACGACATTATCGGGTATAATGTTCCTATGGCACAAAAGTTTTCCAGCCGAATGAATGCCATTGGCGATGTGCTGATGGCAAATGTCTCAAAGACAATTCGTAAGGCGGCTCAAGCGGCAACAAATGAGGTTGTGCTGAGAACACCTGTGCTCACCGGACGGGCTCGCGTGAATTGGCGGGTTACGTTCGGGGCTCCGTCAACCAATAAGATTGAGCCTCCAGATACGAAAGATCGCGAGGTAAACAGGCAGATCGCCTCTACTCAGGCTTTGATTAACGCTTCTAACAAAATAAAGGTATGGAAGGTCGGTAAGGGCAACATTTTCATAGCCAATCCGATCCCGTACATCGTGGACCTTGACAGAGGTACACTCTCTCAACAGGCTCGGAGTGGCATGACGACGTTCGGCGTGGCTGCTGCACGAAGCATTCTGAGAAAAGGAAGGTTGTTGCGTGGCTGATAGGAAGGAACTACTCTTAATTGAGATTCGCGAGGATGGTGCTCGCGTAGTCAAGCGACATATTGACAGCCTCGGTGCGTCTGGAGATAAGACCGCCAACATTATGTCGAAACTCAAAGGCGTGCTTGCTGGTTTGGCTTCCGCGAAGGTGCTCCGAGACACAATCATGCTTGGTGACGCTTACGCGAATATGCTCAACAGATTACGAGTTGTGACTTCCAGCAACTATGAGCTTGAGACTGCCATGGATGCTGTTTATAAAATGTCACGAGAGACCCGGACATCTCTGGCGGCTAACGTTGATATGTATGCTCGTGTGGCCCTCAACACGGAAGAGTTAGGTCTTTCAATTCAGCAGGTCACTAAATTTGCCACACAATTGAACCACGCAATCATTTTGTCTGGTGTGACGGCTCGTGAAGCTCAGTGGGGTATGGTGCAGTTCTCGCAGGCCCTTGCATCGAACGCTCTTCGCGGTGACGAGCTTCGAGCAGTTATGGAGCAATTGCCGGTTGTCACTAAGGTCTTGGAAAAGCACCTGGGAGTTACTCGTGGTGAGCTAAAAAAGGTTGCGTTCGAAGGCAAAATCACTACAAAAGTGATGATGGATGCTTTTAATGAAATGGGCGAAAGCCTGAAAGAGCGATTTTTGAAACGAGTTCCCACAGTCGATCAAGGAATTACTGTCCTGCGGTCGTCCCTTGTCCGGTTTGTCGGTGTACTGGATCAGACTTATCAAGGCACGGCCACTTTGGCTCGTGGCTTACTGTTGGTTGCTGATAATATGGATACGTTTGGCCGCATAGCAAGCATCGCCGGTATAGTGCTTGGCACAGTCTTCTTGAAGAATCTCGTGCAGATCGTGGCTCAGATGAAGTTGTTCAGCTTGACTCTTGTAACTGCTCACCCAATAGCGGCGATACTTCTGACCGCAGCAGCGGCGGTTGCCGTCTTTGCAGACAAGATCAACGTGGCGAATGATTCGACCACAAAGCTTTCTGATCTCTTTATGGCATTTGTCGGTAATCTAAAGATAGTATATAAGACCATGAGAGAGGCTATTTCAGGTATGATCGGCGGTGCGGAATTGCACACTGAATACCAAATCACGCTTGAAAGCTTACTCAAGGACGCAGCCCGGTTCATCGATGCCTTCCTGGGCCTCTTCGTCGGTGCTGGGCAAGTCGTGGCTAAGGTCTTCAAAGACATTCCTCGGTATGGCAAACTTGCTTGGAATGCCCTGCTGAGTGGACTGGAGCGAGTTAAAGATACAATGGTTGCATTTGCCATGGCTTTTGGGCAAATGTTTCATAGCACAATGCTGAATATCAAGGGTGGTGTGATTGCCATGGGTGCTGCTATTGAGCAGGCCCTCGCGGGTAACGTCAAACAGGCCAGGATGTTTGCGGATCAGGCAGCCCTCTCTTTCGAGAATGCAGCGACTCATGGCTTTAGAAAGTTCGCTGATACCTTTCGGCAAAACCTGGAGGATGCGACGAGCAAAGATTCATTGGCGGGAGCTAAATTCCAAGTCACGGCTGCGGGTGAGACTATCGGCGAAGCCTTTATGCGGGGCTTCGATATGTCGAAAATCTTTGCGGGGGGCATTGCTGATCTTTTCGACCGGGCTAAGATTGAGGAAGCTGCACGAAAAGCACGAGAGGGCGTAGCAAAATTTGTGCCTGACCCCATTCAAATTCAACTATTAAAAGATATGGGTGGGGCGGCGGATGCTGCATTCGATAAGATGTTAAAACTGCAAGACCTCTGGAAAGCAGTGTTGGAAGAGCGGCCTGGAACTGAAAATATCTCCATTACATTCGATGAAGTAAAGCGAAAAATGACTGAGCTTCGTATTGAGGGCATGAAGACTCAGACCGATGTAATAAGCGGCTTCAAGCGTGGTTGGTTGCAGCTTGGTTTGGATATCTCCAATTTTGCGGATATGTCTCAGCAAACTATCACGAATGCTTTCAACAGCATGGAAGATGCTTTGGTTAGTTTTGTAACTAAGGGCAAGGTCGATTTCAAAGGCTTGGTTGATTCGATCCTTGCGGACCTTACGAGGTTGGTGGCCCGGCAGATGTTCGTGAAGGCTATCGACCTCATTCCTGGTGGCGGTGGTTTTTTTTCGTCACTAATGGAAACGGCTTCTCAGTCCACAGGCAAGCGGGCTCTTGGCGGGCCAGTCAGTCCAGGCCTATCCTACGTGGTGGGTGAACGTGGCAAGCCGGAAATCTTCACCCCTGCTCAACCTGGACAAATTACGCCAATAAGTCAAGCTACCCCGGCTGCCGAATCCGAAGGTGGGCTTACAATCATCAACGTCTCGACCATGGAGGCGGCTCTTGCCGCAATGGAATCGGCTGAGGGCAAACGTGTAATCATAAACGAGATCAGAACCTTCAAAGGGCAGAGCTAATGGCTTGGTTCAAGGGCACCGCTACAGACTATAAAGACTTCCTGAGTCAGCTTAAAGACTTGGTGAAGGACGACCACATTTCAGAGATCGCTGTGCTTAATGGTGGCACGGGCTATGCCGTGGACGACACAATCACATTGGCCGCTGGGTTGAAAGCTCATGAGCCAGAGCTTCGTGTGCTGGAGATCAGTAGTGGTGATTATGTCAGTAACGCGGTGGTCAGTGCAGGTGGAGCCACTTATCAGGTAGGTGATAAGCTGGTCCCTGCGGCAGGCACTTATTCCGTAGACCCGGAGATAGAAGTGACTTCGGTGTCGGGTGGAGCCGTTACCGGTGTTCAAATCAACAATCCTGGTATCTGCTCGTCCCCGCCGTCAAACCCCGTGGCCACGACTACGGACGGCTCAGGGACCGGCTGTACCTTGACCCTGACGTTCGTGGCGGGTACTGGGATCATCACCAAAGTGCATATCTCTGACTCTGGTGTCTACACGGCTCAGGCCAGCAACCCAGTCTCCCAGAATACGTCGAGCGGTTCGGGCACCGGGGCCAAGTTCACGGTGACATACACGGACACCGCATGGGTGACGAAGGTATACCATGAGTCTTATGAAGCCACGGCGGTGTCGATAAGTGCTGCGGGCACTGGTTATACCGAAGACGACATTGTGACAGTCGTCGGCGGAAGTTTTATGGACGCGGCCACGGTCAAGATTGACACGGTGGTGGCTGGTGTCCCTACGGCCGTGAGTGTTCTTACAGGCGGGGATTACAAGACGACTCCATCAAACCCCGCGAGCACGTCGGGCGGAACGGGCTCTGGCCTCACGCTCACAATGACCTGGACAGCGGCGGCTGATGAATTGGAGTATTTGTTTATCCAAAACTCCAATACTGATCTCAATCTCGGCTTCCGGGCCAGGAAAGAATCGGCCGCCGAAGATGCTTACTACTTTGAGGTGGTAGGTTTCACTGGCTTCAATTCAGAAATGACTCCTTGGGATCAGCAGCCTGGGTTCAACGATCAGTACTACAACAAAGTGCCGCTATCTGGTGGGGGTTCTCCTGCGACGGTGTATTACTGGTTAAGTGTGTCGGATCGCCGATTGGTGGGTGTATTCAAGGTAGGCTCGGTATATCCGAACTTCTATCTTGGCCTAATCGATCCTTTCTTAACAGCAGCCGAGTATGGGCATCCGATGTTGGCTCTTGGGTGTCAGACAAATCCACTGCCGGTCACGTATGCCGGGGCTGGTTTTGCTGGAATGAACAGTCCCGGAGCCTACAGTACAAGTACAAGAAATGATGGTCCCGGCAAGCTTCGGCTGCCTGATGGCACAGTTGAGTCTGTCTGTAGTTGGTATGATGATGGGGGCAGCCCTAAAGTTGATGAGCTTCATATCGGTATCCTCCCTGGGTGGACAAATTACTTTAGTAATCCTGCTGATGAGAACGCGTGGTATAATAGTGGTGCGGGATGGGGCTGGCGAGAATTATTTACGGAAGCTCTTTCAATCTCAACGAGTCAAGATGCTCTTAAAAGGCTCAACAGCGAGTACGTCCTTTTGCCTTGTACGCTTATGTCCGAAGTGTTGGATCGAGCATATGGTACAATGGCGGGAGTGTTCGCATTCAACCCGGACGGGGATGTGATAGCAGAAGACATAATCAAGATAGGGGATGATGTTTACAGGGTCTTCCAGAATTGTAACAAGTCAAATAGGAATTTCTTCTTTGCGTTGAAAGAGGAATAATATGGCGTACCAAACTGGATCAGCAACCGATCAAACCGATCTCATGAGTAAATTGAGCACTTTTGCTCAGGCAAATGGATTTACTGAGGACAATTATAATGGGGTAAATCGATTCTTGTCTCTCAGTCGCCCCACAGATAGCCTTTACGTCACGTTCTACTGGGATGGTGTAGACAACATCCAAATGTGGCAAGCCCTTGGCTATACGGGTGGACAGGCCCAAACACCTTGGGGGCAGGCCAATGATTCGGGAAATCCAGATGCGGATTGGACTACGAATTATCCGGATCGTGGTCGAGGCATTAACGCGATTGGCAGCGGGCCATTTACGGCATATCACTTTTTTGCCTACACAAATCCGTATCGAATTTTTGTAGTTCTGGAATTCTCGGCTGGTCTATACAGGCATTTTGGATTTGGTAAAATCAATAAGGTTGGCACATGGACGGGCGGGGCTTTCGTTGCGGCTCATCATTGGTCATTCTATTCAGGCAGCCAAGACTCTCCATCATCTCGCTATCATAGCTTGCTACTTGATGGTGCCTACGTTCCCAGTTCCGATATTGCTTCTCAATATGCGGGAGCTACAATCCATATGACGGGTCTTCCAGAGCAGAATGCTGCGACGAAATGGGGTCATGTGGGAAGTACGACTTCTGGCACAAATCATCCTGGAAATGATACTGCGGGCAACCCAAGAGACATTGTGTACGGTGGGTTTAGGAACGGTCTTGGAGTCATGAATTGGGGCTGGCTCTTGCCGGATTTGTCAAATGGATTTATTCCGATTTGCCCAATTGAGTTATTCTATATTTATAAAGACACTTCAACTCGATTTTGGTGGTATTACCTTGGGAATTTGCCAGATATCGGTATGATTCATCTGCATGGAATCAACCCGGCCCAAGAGATTACTATCGGTTCGGATACATGGATTGCCTTTCCTGCGGTGCGGAAGTCAAAAATCATGAACAACAATGAAGAGTCCTGGAACATGGGCGTCATTTACAAGAAGGTGACATAATGAGCTATTCTGATTACATGGAAAATTGGCTGCTGAATCAATTGATGTCAAACAAGACAATTTACGTTGGTTATGGCACGGCGGCATCTGAGACAGTCCTCACTGAGCCGACCGGCAATGGCTATGCCCGCGAACCTCTTGGGGCGTATACTGTGACCTCGTTGCCGGGTGACGAGCAATATGTAAGTAATGATGATGCTATTACCTTCGATCAGGCTACCGGCAATCAGGGGACGATCACGCACGTCGGCATTTTTGACGCCCTCACCGGCGGCAACTTTCTGGGCTCAGTCTCATTCGCCGAATTGGGCCAGGATAATGTAAGTTGTATTGCAGGGACGACGATACAGCTTCCGGCTGGAGCTATGAAGATCAAACTCGACTAAGGAACTCCGATATGTCCGTTGTCCTAAATGGCACATCTCAGTATCTCAAACATGCTGCGGCCGTCATCTACACCGAGCCGTTTACAATCTGTGCTTGGATCAAACCCGCAAGTACCGGTGTGCAACCAGCAGTATCAATTGAGGATAATAACTACAAATATAAGATCACGTTGTTTGGGGCATCCGGTCCTGGGAAAGTCAATGCCTATGGGGCAATGGCTACCGGAAAAAGTTGCCTCACCACAACAAACTGGTCAACAGGATCATGGCAACATTTCTGCGGCGTCTATGCTGGGGATGCAGACAGACGAAGTTTCCTTGATGGGGGTGGCAAAGGCACAAACACGGACACTTTAGGATTTACATCTTCGATAGACCAGACTGTTCTTGGAGCCTATAACGAGGCGTATGGATGGAGCGGCCATGTAAACGGTAAGCTCGCCCACGTTACCATCTGGAATTGTGCTCTTACTGACGTAGAGATTGCAAATCTTGCTGGAGGAGTTAATGCCCAGACGGTGCAGGCGGCTTCTATTCTTGCCCATTGGGAATTGCTTAATAACGGCAATGATGCGGTGGGTTCATATGACATGACCGCCTATGGCACGCCAACTTGGGATACTGGGGATACGCCTCCGGTCGCGAGCATGGGCTATACTGAGCGGTGGGCCACTATTACCGGGGTGGGTTTGCTGGATATAGATAAAATAGCCACGGTTCAAAAGTCCGGGATCATTATTCCCGGAGCGGGCTCGTTGAACGTGAAAGTATTGGCCCCGAACGCTGGCGATATTGGTAAGATATTTCCGAGCATAGTTGCCATGAATCAGCCCGGCTGGGAGAATGAGTCTGATGGGGCTCCGCAATGGAACAATCCCAAGCCTCAGATTACACCGCTACTTGCGGGAACTGGAAGTTCGATTCGCCGCAAAGATATCGCCGCTCGTGAAGCCGAATTCTCTGGGCTGATCGGCGTGAATAAATTCGAGCAACAGTGGTATGAGCTTGTCCATCTGCTACCAAGGCTTGAACAAGACCTCGGCAATGTAATCTCAGATCAAACAATTTCGTGTGATTTCTATAATGCGGATAGAGAAAATTCGATTACCGTGACATCCATCATCAATGACCTGGGGCTCGGCTTCGAGGTTACTGGGGTTCCTATGGTGCCGTTCACTCTCGATCCGCAAGATGGGTTTGCCTTTACGATCAAAGCAAAGACGACAGGTGATTTAACAATTGACGGAACATACACTTTCGTTACATCAGACGCGAAAGAGTATACGATCTATGTGATTGGGTCTCGAATCGTTTTGTTTCCGGTTCGCCCAGAGGCCCCGCTGCGAGAGCATTTATTGTTTGATACCAGGATCGTGGAGGCAGTGGATTCGACGGAACAACGAATCGCGAATCGTCAGTATCCGAGAGGAATGTTCGAGGCCACGTATCGAGGCAATAGAAAACGGATCGAAATGCTCTTATTTGACCGGCAAAAGAGTATGGTCGCGGTGCCTGCATGGCATGAGCCTGCCTTCTTGACCTCGGCTGGATCGATTGACGACCTGACAGTCAACGTCAATACGACTGACTATGCCAACTTCTACGTTGGCGGGTATGCCGCTGTATTGGAAGATGAGAACACTTTTGATGCCTTGAGGATCGAATCGATGACCGACACGAGCCTCACCTTTGAATCAGGTTTGTCCTTCAACTATACGACGAAGGCTCAAGTCATGCCGTTAATGACTTGCTATATTGAGGCGTCCAGTGCTTCGATGAAAAAGCTTTACAATGACCAGGACTTCAACCTCCGAATTCATGTAGATGCGACCCCAAACGACATCGCGTCCGCCTCTGGGTGGAACACCTACGATGGTGACGTTTTGCTGGACGGCCCGAACCTTGTGAAGGGAGGCCAATTATCGGAGTCCCTACGTACGAAAGTTTTCGTACTTGACAATATCTCTGGACTCCGAACACAATTATCAACATGGGGGCACGGCCAGCGACACAGTAAGAAGGGCTGGAAGACAAATAGCCGTGAAGAACTATGGAAACTGCGGAAACTTCTGCATTTCTTGAAGGGCCGACAAGTGGCCTTCTATATTCCCACGTTCTCAAAAGACCTTGTGCCAAATCAGCAAATGGTCATTGGAAGTCATGCCTTGAACATGGATTTCATTGGCTATACGATAAATGCTCAGCAACGATGGCCGAAACAAGTTATTCGAGTCATCCTAAAAGACGGAACTATTTTGATCCGGACTATCCAGAATAGTGCTCAACTCAGTGCCTCGGAAGAGCAGCTAACACTGGATGAGGCATGGCCTGCGACTTATCAGCCTGAGGACATCGAGCGAATAGAATTTCTCGAAAAAGTCCGAATTGATGTTGACGACATCACTATAGTACACTATAATGCTTTAGGACAAGCTGAGTGTATTGTTCCTTTACGAGAGGTTAAGAAGTAATGGCTTTTGAAACCTATGAGGAATCACAGCAGCAGGGAAGCCCCATAGAACTGTATACAATGACGATGGGAAGCGATATCTATCGTTGGCATACGTCTGTGGAATACGAGATCACGCATTCCGGAGATAAATTCTATCGACTCCAGATCAGTCGGGGAAGCATTGTGACCGGCCAAGAATACCTGGAGGTCATTATGCCCGGCGATCTGGAGTTTCCACTACAATTCGCCAGCATCGCCCCTGGGCGTACAGCTACACTCACAATCCAAACATATCATCGGGCGGACCCGTCTGATGTGAAGGTGATTTATAAAGGCGTAGTGCGAGCAGTTTCTTTTGCCAAGGACACTGCCGAGGCAAGACTATCGCTGATCCCACTTTCGGCTGCCTTTGATATGGAGATTCCGGAGCGAACGTATCAAGCACCATGCAATCATGTGCTTTTCGACGCTGACTGTAAAGTATCGGCCGGAATGTTCAAGCATGAAGATTCCGTCACTGCGGTCACAGGTAATGTTATTTCAGTCAATGGCCTCTTGGCCGCAAAGGGTGATGGTTGGGCTACTGGCGGATATGTCGCTTATGGTGTTCTGGACTATCGATTGGTCCTATCTCAAAGTGGAGACGATCTGACATTGGTGTTGCCGTTTCATGAAACAGTGTTGGATCAAACTGTTTCGGTATACGCAGGTTGTGACCATACTATAGGCACTTGTGATTCCAAATTCAGCAATAAGATCAATTTCGGTGGGTGTCCGTATGTGCCTACTATCAATATCTTCGCGACGGGGATCAAATAATGGCATTCTTCTTCACACTACTTCTGTGGGTTGGTACATTCGCACTTTCGCAGTTGCTCACTCCTGAGCCGGAACTTGAAAACGCTCGTCCGGCTACTCTGGATGACTTCACTTTTCCTACGGCAACCGAAGGTCGAATGATCCCACTCCACTGGGGAACTGATCTAATGAAGGGGCCGAATGTCATTTGGTATGGTGACTTACGAGCTATTCCGAAAACTGAAAAGATCAAGGTCAATCTCTTCGAGAAAAAGAAAATCATTGTTGGGTGGGTGTACTATATCGGGTTCCAGATGGGAATTTGCCTTGGCCCGGCTACACTAAAGGCCATATACATTGGAGACGAGAAAGTTTGGTCCGGCACTCAGGCCACTGACGGGGCTATTGAAATTAGCCACGAAAACGCCATAGGAACCTTCCGATTCTTCACGGGTTCCAAAACACAGGCGACATCCACATATCTCGAAACGCATCAAACGCTCTGTCCGGCCTATCGTGGATTATGCTACGGTGTCTGGGAAGGCGGCTATGTTGGCGAATCGACATCGATCAAGCCCTGGTCCTTCGAAATCGAGCGATGCCCAACGGGGCTCGCTTCCGCCCATCCGAAAGTCAACGATGCTGACTCGAACCCGGTTGAGATCGCATATGAGATTCTGACGGATACAAGCTGGGGCTATGGTTATTCGCCCAGCGATATTGACTTGCCTGATTTTCGAGCTAAGGCCGAAATCTTATATGCCGAAGGGCAGGGCATGTCGTTCATTCTGGCGAACCAGAAGAAAGCAACAAGTATCCTACAAGAGATTGAAAAACAAATCGACGGTCATTTGCGAATCGACGCCCAAAGTGGGTTGTGGAAACTCGATTTGATCCGTGATGGGTATTCGATTGATGGGCTCCAGGAAGCTAATTCCTCAAACATCAAAGAGATTGTCGAGTTTTCTCGGAGTGGGTGGGAAGGCACGGTCAACTCAGTTCGTGTTCGGTATAAGAGGCGAGCCAATAATTATGCCGAGGGCTTCGTACCTGCTCATGATTCGGCGAACATGAAAATCCAGAATCGCCGGGTTCCAGCAATTTTCTCTTTTATCGGTTTGCGAGATGACACGCTGGCAAATAAGATCGTCTGGAGAGAATTGCGGGCTCGATCATATCCGTTCGCCAAACTTCGGATGCGGGTCAATCGGGAGTTCTGGAATTCCTATGTTGGTAAGGTGATTTTATTCACCTATACTTTCCAAGATTTCTCGATTACGAAAATGCCATTCCGGATCACTCGAATCGACGCAGGTAATACAGAAGAGCCGGAAATCATGATTGACGCAGTGCAGGATGTATTCTCGTGGAAATCTGGGGCATTCTCTGATCCTGATGCTTCATCCTGGACCATTCCGGAAACAAACTTGGAGCCGTTTGCTGGCGACGAGCAGTTGGTGCTTGAGGCCCCATATGCCATGTCCCGACGTCATGACACCCCCACCGAAGGTCGATTGTTCTGCGGCGGTGTGTCGCCCGGCCGCGAGGAAGCCGGATTTGAGATCATGCAGAGGAATTCCTCTGGTACACCTTCTGGCTCATTCTATTCGGCTGGAAGCATTGGCAGCTTCCTCTGGGTCGGTACATTGAATAGTGACGTAGACAATGACGAAACGACGCTCAATGTGACCACGGACTTGAATGCAGCCGAGATCATTGCCGCAACAGATTATGATATAGGAAATAATCTGGTGAACTTGGTCATGATTGGTGATGAATTCCTGGCGTGTTCTGGAGCATCCACAATCACCGGTGGGTTGTCCCTCACTGGATGCTATCGTGGCCTACTGGACAGTGCTCAGGCAAGTCATTTGGCTGGAACCGATGTCTACATCTTCATAGGCGGTGGGTTGAGTGACGTCGCCTTTGACCCGACGTACAACATCCATGTTCGGCTACTGCCGTTCAACACTGCGGGCAACCAAGTCGCGATAGATGATTCTGGGATCACACAGGTCGATATAGCCATGAACAAGCGAGAACGTAGGCCCTATCCTCCTACATTCTTGAGGTTCAATGCCGTGACCTATCCGGCCTCTGTGAACATTGATAGTGATGTCGCCGTGACGTTCAATCGGCGTGATTTCCGTATCTTTGATGAAGTCTCTCAGAACGCGACCGACGCCTCGACTATCAACGGGGACTTCCCGGCCAACAACAGTACTCAATATCAGCTTATCCTACTTGAGGGGATCACCGAAAAGTGGACTGGCTCCTGGAATGCTGGAACCGCTTCATTGAGCATTACCAGGACCAAGATTCTTCGTTATCTTGACGGCCTGCCTTCGGACCTGACTTTAGCCGTTCATACACGGCACACGAAGGATACCGTGGTATATGAGGCCCTCTATAGGCCTCAGTGGACCGCCTCAGTGATCTCTGGGCTATCTGGAGACGTGTGGTTGGGCGTCATCGATACTGAGCAGATAGGAGCTAAGTGGACGGCTCCCAGCACTGGTACATATGCGTTTTCGCTGGAATCGGCTCTGGCTGGCGATGTAGAGGCCCGAATCAATGGCGGAACATTCCAGACGATCATCACCGCAGGAAATTTAGTTGGGGACTTGACGGGAGTTGCAGTTAATGATATAATTGAAGTTAGGCACCAAGATTCATCGTCAAGTAATGAAGTTCTTTTAACGATTGATAGTCCTTCTCACAGTGAAGATGCTTTTGCAGTTTTGATTTTTGACAATGTATACGGCCCAACATATGGTGGCTTTGGCATAGGCGGCTTTGGCACGGGCCCATTTGGGAGGTAACCATGGCAACATATCCGGCTAACGGAAGTTATGTAGATACTTGGGATGCGGCCTTATTGGCTTGGCTGACTGATACAGTGTTTGACACTGATGGTAGTTTCAAGGCTGAATCGGAACCTACGTTTGCAGGCTTGAATCTCAGTGGCTTAACCGCGAATCGCTTATTGGCAGGTAATGCGGACAAAGATTTAGTATCCACAGACTTAGCTTCATGGATAGCCGGGACCGCTAATCAAGTGAATGTGACAAATGGAGGGGACGGTACGGTTACGCTTTCTGGACCACAAAATTTACATACATCGGCCACGCCTGAATTTTCGGCCCTAACTCTCAGTTCTACTTCTACCCCTTTGTACGCGGGACCGTGGACCGGACGCCCAGAGCCCATCGCCGCCCATTGCAATATATATGGTGACTTGTTTTGTGGCAATGTGGGGGAGAATGTTGGCCGTTTCCGAGTATCAAGCAATGCCAGCAATGGATTTTTACAGTGGAACCGCTATTATGATGGTACAGCGTCACAACAGATGGACGTGACAAAACCAAGTTTTTCATTTGAACTGAAAGGCGGTGCTGATGCTGTAACGATATCGAGGAGTGATCCCGGCAGTACAACAATGGTAACTTTGTTTGAATTGAATGGAGCTACAGGAAAGGTAACTATTGGTGATTTACTGGCAGATGATATAGTAGCGGATTCTTTGGTAATAGATTCGACTACATTGATTGTAGATGCTGTGGATCATCAAGTTGGCATCGGTACAACACCTCAGCGTTTATTCCATCTTGCTGAGGAAGAATTCCCCTACATGCACTTTACTGATGATGTTTCTGGTCATGGTGCGAGTGATGGTATGACGGTAGGTATGAGAGGTGGAACCTCTGTAACTGCATTTATCCGTGTTCGAGAAGATCGTCCTTTTAGTATATGGACCGACGATGCAGAACGACTAACTGTCCTCGGCAATGGAAATATAGGAATCAACACAACTTCGGCTAATGCACGGTTAGATGTTCGCGGTAACACCCGTCTTGGAGATGGTAATACCAATTATGCTGAAATCAAGGCAGATGGGGAAATCAATCTACACGGCACAGCAAGAGTCAAGCAGGCTATCTGGATTGATTCCAATGGTATTAAGGCCCCCGGTTCTAAGCCCGCAACCGAAGTTGCTCACGGCGATTTGGAAGTAGCAGCATGGCAGTTTGCTGATGAATCTCTTGAAACAAACCAACAATCGGTAAGTTGGTCTTGTCGTATTCCAGAGCCAATGGATCGAACGGTAGCTCCAACAATTACTATAGCATGGTCTGCCGATGGGGTTAGCCCAGGTAACTGTGAATGGCAACTGGAGTATTTCTGGACGGCCCCAGGTGAAGATACGACTCAGGGGGCCGAAGAAACTTTAACCCAGACTGCGGCTGCTTCTTCTACGGCTCACGGTATGGTAATTACTACTTTCACTGGAATCAATGTTCCTGGTGGTTCCGATGTTTGCCTGCATTGCAGATTAACCAGACTATCGGCTGGGACCAATGATACTATAGCAGATACCGTGGAATTGCATGGTACTTGTTTTCAGTTCACCTGTGACAAATTAGGTGAGGCCACATAAAATTAGGAGATCAGAAGATGAAGATTAGTGGAGACTCAGAAGGTCTACAGGCTGTTATTGTCCTATGTGATATTGCTCTCAAGACTCAAGGCGTGAAGGTCCTGGATTTTGTGACGAAAGTACGGGCCGCAGTAACGCCCGTGGAGGAAGACAGTGACGAAAATACTTCTTGACAAGTGTACAAGAATCATGTATACTTGAACAAGTTGAAAGGATTTGAGCAGTGAACGACAACACGGAAATAGAAAAAGTTATTGACAAAACGGTCCATGCGACTCTGACGAAGATCGGCTTTGATCTATCAGACCCGATTGAACTTCAAGCAGATATGCACTTTTTGCGTTCTGCTCGAACACTGACTTCAACGGCGGGTATTCGGGCGATCATGACCCTCGTAGGACTTATCACGATAGGGCTGGCTGGCGGAGCCTTAATCGCTATAGGGAGAGCAATCAAGCAAGCCTGTAACTAATCACACAATTCGAGGAGAGTGGAGAATGCCCAAAATCACGAATGCCGAAATCGACAAAGTAGCAGAGAGAGTCTATCGAGAGCTTATCAGTGTCCTGGGGCTCAAGGCGGCCCGAAAAGCTCAACTCCAGATCGGACGATTACTTCTCCAGGAACAGAAGCGTCGAAAAGACCTTGATTAGGAGAGCCCATGTCTAACGAAAAAGATACAAATCCGAAAGAGGCAGTGGGGATTCGCAAGGTAGCGATGAGTTGCCTCAGTAGCCCAGTGGTAGCTTTGGTGGCTCAGGCGTATCAAGCTAATGGCTTCAATCCCCAAAAAAGCATTCTCGCTTCGCATCACTGCAACTTAGCGATAAACTACCTCATGGGTTTTTGGGAAGGCATCAGAGATTCGGCGTATCCACCAGCACTTGCACAAGCTATGGCACATGTCATGATGATACGAGACGCTCAGCTTGGGGGTAGATTACTTGATGATCGAAAGAAAAGTGCTGGTGGGCTACATGTTTCTGAACTAAATACCAATGCGGCGGATATCATTGCGAAGTATCTGGAGTGCAAACCTCCTTTTACACATTTGCACGGCAGCCCAATAGGTAGCCGCTTGGTTTTGGATCGTGAATACGAAACGCCATACCATGTTCTTCCCTGGCGTGTCGTGATGGAAGCCGCCCTGGGCATGATGGAAGGGGCCCGAAAGTATGGCCGACACAATTATCGCAAGATGGGCGTTCGTGCCAGTGTCTATTATGACGCGGGATGTCGGCATCTCCTTGATTTCATCGAGGGTACTGACGTTGATAAGGATAGTGGCTTATCTCACTTAGCGAAGTTCCTATCCTGTATATCAGTGCTTTTGGACTGTCAGCTTATGGGCAACTGGGTTGATGATCGCCCAATCCGCATTCCATTAAGACATGCTCAGGAAAGCGACACCTTGGCCACCAAAGACTGTAGAGATATAATTGAGAAGCGAGCAGTACGTTTAAGAACTGGGCAAATTCTCCCAGGAGAGCATACCTGTGCGAAGTGGAAATCCATAGACAGCAATCCACCGTATTATTCGTTGGGGGTGTGTCCAACATGTCAACATCAAGTAAATCATCTTTGTCCCGGCCCGCTCTGCTTGTCTTGTGATAAGCAGGAGACCTGTGCAAAAATGAACTACGAAGACCCAATCGAACACTGTACGGAATGGACGTCCCGTGACTAATTGGAGGATTAGATGAATAATCACATGATATATCTTGATTGCGATGGAGTCTACGCCGACTTTATTACTGGAATTCTCGCTGCCCTCAAATACCCGTACGAGGGAATTGACAAATGGCCATTCGGCCGAGTGTTTGACATTTTTCCACTGATAGGCACCAACTGGATCGAGGTCAGCACGCACTGCACCACCGACTTCTGGGCTAACTTACCCTGGACTGAGGATGGCCGAGATATTCTCAAACTCATCTGGGATCGATTTAGTCCAGAGCAAACAATGTTGCTGACAAAGCCGATGGACAATGATGATTCGTACACTGGCAAGGCCCAGTGGGTCACGAAGCATATTCCGGAGTTGCGGCATCGGATTGTGCCGACTCACGTCAGTAAGCATGAATTCGCCTACGGGGCAACCTCGCTGCTGATTGATGATAGTGAAGAGAACTGTGATAAGTTTTGCGAAGCCGGTGGGTCCGTGATTCTTGTGCCCCGCCCCTGGAATCGTTACGATTATCTTTTCTTTACAGGCGATACTGTGGCCTTCATTGAGGAGCAGTTGGATAAGTGGATGGTCGAATCACAGCACCCCGCTCGCTACAACGTGAATGTATCTTGATTTGAAAGGATTGAAATGCCGCTGAGTAAAGAAACAAAACAAGCAATCGCCAAAGAACTACGGGCAAACCCTAATATCAACCGAACTGATTTGGCAAATAGATATGAAGTTTCACGAGGCACGGTCTATAACATAGCCAAATCGCTGAATATGATCCTTACTCCCGGCGAAGTAGATAGCGAGGCTCAAGTGCTTACTCAGAAACTCCGGGCGGATCGCAATAAACGGCTCTATAAAGAGGCTCTGAAACAGCTTACCGAGATTCGCCGAGAGTTGGCCCTGTACCAGGAATTCCAGGATGTGAAGAATCTGATCGTCCCACAAAACCAACCTGTCGATGAATACCGAGGACTCAAGCAGGCCGTGCCGGTGCTGGTGCTGTCCGATTGGCACATTGACGAGCCGGTGGACCCGGCCACCGTGAGCGGGCTGAATGAGTATAGCCTGGAGATCGCCCGGCAACGTGTGGCAGCCCTTATCAAGGCCGCAACCAAGATCGTCACAATGCTCAAGAAGGATTCGGATATCGAACATCTTGTTATCACCGCCCTGGGTGACTTCATGTCAGGATGGATTCACGAGGAATTACAAGCCTCGAACGAACTGACCCCGATGGAGTCTGTTCTGGAGGTTCTGAATATGCTGACGGGACTTATCCAGAATATCCTGGACGCAGGCATTGTAAAAGGAATTACCATGGTTTGCTGCGTGGGTAATCACGGCAGAATCACCAAACGCACGTTCTACAAGCTTCGCACAAAAACGTCGTATGAGTGGATGCTATATAATCTGCTAATGCAGCATTTTCATGCGAAGGGCGAAATTCGCGTAAAGTTTCAAATTCCCACCGGCTATTTCAACTGGGTAAGCATTTGTGGTCGAGATATCCGATGTCACCACGGCGATAACCTTCGCTATAACGGTGGCATTGGTGGGGTCCATATTCCAGTGAAGAAAGCGATTGCCCAATGGAATAAGGGCAAGCACGCTGATCTCGATATCTTCGGCCACTGGCATACTCTGGAATGGGCAAAAGACTACGTTATTAACGGCTCATTGATCGGCTATAACACTTTTGGTGAAATGCTCAAAGCCGATTTCCAGAAGGCTCAACAAGCGTTGTTCCTTATGCACAGTCGTTTTGATAAAACGGCTCAGTATCCGATCAAGGTGCAGGACTAATGAGCGGAGCATGGTCACACGGAAAAGGGGACCGGGCTCGTCCAAAGTCCGTCCCCTACGAGGTCTATGACCTTCGGTATGATCTTGCAATAGGCAGAATTACGAGAAGGGAATTTGATGAGCAAATTGACGCAGCCTGGGAAGCAGCGAAAAAGCGACAAAGTAAATAGCATATTCGAGGCAGCCGGTGGCTTGTTCTTGCTCCTGAATGTGCTCCAAGTTCTCGCAGACAAATCCGTTGCGGGAGTTAGCATCACTACCGTATCCTTCTTTACTATCTGGGGATATTGGAACCTGTACTACTACAAATCAATCCAACAGAAATTTTCGTTGGTGGCTTCTTCACTGGTAACGCTGGTGAATACGGTATGGCTCGCATTGTTAATCTATTACAAAATAATTGGAGGCTAAGATGATATATCCGGTAGAGAGATCGAATAGCAATCTGGAAAACATATCTGAGATGTGTAACTGGTGGCAACAGCGACTTGGCCTGACCGATTGGGCCATCAAGATACAATTCAAACATATGATTGACATGCGTGATGAAGGCATGGCCGAGTCCCATGGCAACCTCAGCCGACGGATAGCTCATATCAACATGAGTCTACCGGAGAGCCGTTCTGAAAATTCATTACCAGATGACACAGAAACATCTATTGTCCATGAGCTACTTCACATCGCATTCCTTGCGTGGCACAACGCCACTGAGCGACTAAATCTCTCGGAAGTAGAGCAAAACGTGTGCTATGAACAACCAATCGACCAACTGGCAGAGACCTTAGTCATGTTTCGGCGAAGCTCCGGTCATTACTTCTCATTTGAGTGGGAGGATGAGGCGTGAAGACAAAACCGTTTGAGCATCAAGCAACAGAGCTTGCTGAGCACGGCATGGACAAGATTCGAGCGATCCACTGGGAGCAGGGAACAGGTAAAACATGGCTGGCATTAGCAACCGCCGAACGGCTCTACGCCGAGGGTGAGATCGACGCCCTCTTCATCATCGCCCCTCCTGGGCTTCACACCAACTGGGTCAACTACGAGATTCCGGACCATTTAGGTTTGGAATATGATGCGGTCGCATTTCAATCAAGACGAGCAAAGACCAAGAAACACATGCGGGAGTGTCACACAGTACTCAACTCTGCGAAGTTTCCGATTCTCGCGATGTCATACCCAGGGATCAAGACGGCTGCGGGCAAGAAGCTGGCGAAACAATTTCTCACGAAGCATCGATGTCTCTATGTGGCTGATGAATCGAACCGGATCAAGACACCTTCTGCGAAGGTCACAAGAACCGTCTTGGCTTCCAGTGATTATGCTCGCTATAAACGAACACTTTGTGGCACACCGATCACGAACGCTCCATTCGATGTCTATACGCAGTTCCGATTCTTGGATAAGCGGTTCTGGGCCGAAACGGAATATGGCCTTGGGAGCTATCAATGCTTTAAGACGTTCTTCGGTGTTTGGGAAAAGGGCTATAACGGTAAATTGGATCGGGAATTCGATCAACTCGTCGGGTTCAAGAACCTTGAAATCCTGACAAAGCTCGTTCGATCTATGTCATCACGAGTGCTCAAAGAAGACGTATTAGACCTTCCGCCTAAGCTGTATTCTTATGCGGGTTTTCAAATGACGCCCAAACAACGCAGCCTGTATGAGGATATTGAGAACGAATTCATGGCCGAAATCGAAGGTGATGTGGTGTTTACACCATTGGCGATCACTCGGCTTTTGCGGCTCCAACAGATCACATGTGGCTATTTGCCTACTGGCATCGAGAATGAATGCGTCATGATCGAAAAAGAAAATCCAAGACTCAAGCTCCTGAATGAGATTGTGCAAGACCTTCCCCACAAAGCAATCATTTGGGCCCGGTTTCTCAAAGACATCGATCTAATCTGCGAACTGCTTGGGGACAAAGCTGTCCGGTGGGATGGCTCAATTCCGGAAGATCACCGAGAAGAAAACAAGAAGCTATTTAAGGCAGAACCGGTAGAGAATATCCAATTTATTGTGGCCACGCCTGATTCAATGGGCGAGGGACACACATTCAACGAAGCCAAGACCACTATCTACTATAGTAATAGTTACAAAATGAAGGAACGGCATCAATCCGAAGACAGAAATCATCGTGCCGGGCAAAACGATCAAATTCACTATATCGACATTGTGGCCGATAATACCAAGGATGTTGCCATCATCGACGCACTCCGGACTAAGTTCGATAACGCCTCAAGAGTCGTAGACGGAAAAATAAGGAATTGGCTCTTGACATACGACGCAGAAACAGATATACTGGCAGTATAACGATTCAGTGAGGAGAACAAAAACAGTGGCAGATCAAAAGTTACCATACGACTACTCAGGTTTTCAGGATGAACCACAAGCGGTCGATGACGTCTTAGGCAAGATTTCAACGCTTGCAGACGAAATGTTGGAGCTTGACCGTAAGATCGCCCATCATGATCTTGAGCACAAGAAACTGATCGAACAGCGGCGACAAATTGCCGAAGAGCAATTACCGGAGCTTTTTGAACAGGTAGGCATGTCCGAATTGAAGACCCGTAAGGGTATTCCGCTCAAGCTGAAAAGCCGAGTCCACACAAGCATCGCCAAAGAGCGAAAGCCCAGAGCGATTGCATGGCTGGATGAAAACGGGCAAGGGGGAATGGTTCGCCGAAATGTGGTCATTGATTTCGACAAGACCCAGCAAGAGAAGGTAGATAAGCTCCTGCGGTTGATTGGTAAGGGCTGGCCCAATCACCGGGTCCAGTTAGACGTCAACGCCGCAACTGTTAAGGCGTTCGTGAAGCGTTGTTTGGCAGACGGAGTGAGCATTCCAAAGGATATTTTCGGCATACATTGTGTAGATGTAGTCGAGATCACGAGTAAGTAACCAACACTCATTTTTCAGAGGAGACCAATCTATGGCGACAAAGAAAGAGCAAGCACTGGCGAAAAAGGCCGAAGAGCAAACCGCGTTGGCTACTGGAGGCTTTGACTACGGCGAAGACGCCGGGTCCGGCTGGGAAAACACCAGCCAAGAAGACTTCACCATCCCGTTCCTCTCCATCATCCAGGCCATGAGTCCACAGGTCCAGGAGACCGATGCCGAGTTCATCGAAGGTGCCAAGGCCGGAATGCTGATGAACACTGCAACGTCGGAACTATTCAGTGGCAAGGATGGGGTAGAGTTTGTGCCCTGTTTTACCGAGCACAAATACGTCGAGTGGAAGAATCGTCAAAAGGATGGTGGCGGGTTCGTGGCGGTGCATGACTGCGATTCCGAGATTGTACGAGAGGCCAAAGCTGCCTCGACACAATTCGGCAAGTATACCGTCCCGGTGCCAGAGGGCGTTGACCATGATTTGGTTGAGACGTTCTACCTCTATGGCCTTCTGGTGAAGGGTGATGAAGTCGTGACGCCCTGTATGATCTCGTTCTCCAGCACCAAGATCAAGGCGTACAAGGGAGCCCTCACACCCCTACGTCAGATGGAAGGCCGCCCGCCTCTCTTCGCCTTCCGGCTCAGGATCACCACGGTAGCCGAGAAGAATGCCAAGGGCACTTTCCACAACTTCAAGATTGTCCCGGCGAATGGAAATCCGGTAGACTCGCTGATCGCCCCGGATGACAAAATTTTCCAGACCGCGAAAGCGTTCAAAGATCAGGTCGCTTCGGGCAGTGCCAAAGTCGATCACACTGGTGGAGCCACCGGTGACGACCAAGGCAGCGACGCAGACTCCCCCTTCTAATAGCACTCTCCTCCGGCGATGGGGGCCCGTGTGCCCCCACTTGCTTATCTGAGGTGTATTTGATGAAATGGAGTAATCAACAACAATCCGCCATAAATTCCGTGTATTCATGGTTCAAGCACTCAGATAAGCAGATTTACAGATTGTTTGGGTATGCGGGTGTAGGCAAGACCACGCTCGCGAAGGAAGTCGCATCCCTGGGCACAACTCTCTTTTGTGCCTTCACCGGGAAAGCGGCATATGTTCTTCGGCAAAAAGGCTGTGAGGCTTTCACAATCCATCAATTGATCTATCAAGCAAAGGAGAAAAGCCGAGACCGGCTGAAAAAGCTTGAAGAAAAGCTGGAGAACACTGACGATCCAGAAGTAATTGAAACACTGGAGAAAGAGATTGCGTTTGAACATAAGCGGCTAAACTCTCCCTCATTTATCCTGAATCCAGATAGCCCAGTGAAGACGGCTGATTTGGTGGTGGTTGATGAATGCTCAATGGTCAACGCTCAGATGGCAGAAGACCTTATGTCATTTGGCACAAAAATTCTCGTTTTGGGCGACCCGGCTCAGCTTCCTCCAGTATTTGGTCAAGGTTTCTTCATCAAAGAACAGCCAGACTTCATGCTTACAGAAATTCACCGGCAGGCCCGCGATAATCCTATCATCAAGCTTGCAACCAAGATTCGGAAGCGGAACACGCCCCAGCCGGACGGAAATATGGTCGTGTCTTGGGGCGATATTACCCCCGAAGAGGCTTTGGGTTTCGATCAAATTTTAGTGGGCCGGAATAAAACACGAAAGGCCATAAACAAGAGAATCCGGACGCTAAAGCAAATGAATAGCGATATTCCTTTGGATGGCGATAGACTTGTTTGTCTCCGAAACGATCATGAAGTAGGTCTATTGAATGGAAGCATTTGGCAAGTCGATACTTGCATAGATATGGGGGATAAATACCTCGACCTCATAGTCAAAGACCCCGAAACTGATTCAGACTTCATCGCCGTACAGGCCCATCGGCATCATTTCATTGTAAAAGATGATACACAGCTTCCATTCTGGGAACGAAAAGAAGCCCAAGAGTTCGATTATGGTTATGCCCTGACAGTTCACAAGTCACAAGGATCACAGTGGGATCGAGTATTGATATTTGATGAGAGCGGATGTTTTGGGGCGGATCAATATAGATGGTTGTATACTGCTGTGACGAGAGCAGCCAAAGAAGTTAAGCTGGTGGTTCGATGACTAAACGACGAGCTAAAAATTACGTCGGACAACTCCCGCTGTTTCGACCAGAAAGCGACTGGACCCCACCCAAGATTTCAGACCTTCCATCCTGGAAAGACATAAAACGAATCGGACTTGACACAGAGACTAAGGACCCGAAGCTAAAAAAGCTTGGCCCCGGCGTCCGGCGGGGTGCTCACATCATCGGTATATCATTTGTAATTGAAGACGGGCCGGGCTATTATCTGCCTATTCGACACAGTAGTGGCAACCTGGACCCGGCAAAGGTTTTCGAGTATCTCAAAGATCAAGCCAAGGAATTCACGGGTTCAATCTGCGGAGCAAATTTGGGCTATGATCTTGATTTTCTGGCCGAGGAAGGCGTGATATTTCGTCGGGCCAATTTTCGTGATATCCAAATTGCCGAACCATTGATTGACGAAAACCAACTGTCCTACAGTCTGGATAATCTTGCAAAGAAGTATGGATTTGTCGGTAAAGAAGAAACCTTGTTACGGCAGGCGGCTACTGCTTATGGCATCGATCCCAAAAAAGATATGTGGCAGCTTCCCTCTAAGTACGTCGGACCCTACGCCATACCTGATGCGAAATTGCCGCTACAAATACTGCGAAAACAAGAACGAATTCTTGAAGATCAAGGCTTATGGGATATTTACAACCTGGAACGTCGGGTTTTGCCTGTCCTGGTCAAGATGCGACGTCGCGGTGTCCGAATAGACTTCGATAAGTTAGATGAAGTCGAGCAACTAACCTTGAAGAAAGAACAAGAGTTTCTTGACACAATCTATCAATGTACTTTTGTTCGGATTGGTATTGATGAAATTAACACGACTCGATTTATCACTAAAGCTCTGGATAATGCCAAAATACCTTACGGCCGAACTGAACCTTCAAAGAGATTCCCTAACGGCCAACCCTCTGTTAAGAGGGAATTCTTGGAGCCGAATAAAGAGCACCCAGTAGTCAATGCAATCCTGGAGGCGAAAAGCTACAACAAGATTCGTAATACATTTGTGAACTCGATTCGAGATCATGCCGTCAACGGCCGAATTCATTGCACCTTTAATCAACTTCGCCGACAAGATGATAATAGTGATGAAGTCAAGGGAGCGGGCCCCGGTCGGTTATCCTCATGCAACCCAAATCTCCAGCAACAGCCGTCCCGACACCCAGTTCTGGGCAAAATGTGGCGTTCGATCTACCTACCCGACGAAGGCGGCCAATGGGCGGCTCTGGACTACTCTCAGCAGGAGCCCCGCCTGTTTATCCACTTTGCCCACATCGCCGGTTGTGCGGGCACACAGGACGCTGTAGATGGCTTCCATAAAGGCTTTGATTGGCACGATATGACCACAGAGATGGCCTTTGGAATCAAAAAGGCCGATGATCCTGTGAAGTTCGCCAAACTCCGCAAAACAGCCAAGGCTGTTTTCTTGGGCCTAACATACGGCATGGGTCAAGCAAAAATGTGTCAATCCTGCGGATTTCCTACTGAAATAATTAACATTCGCGGAGCCGAACGAGAAGTGGCCGGGCCTGAGGGGCGGGAGTTTTTGCGGAAATTCAACGAAAAAGTTCCCTTCCTACAGGAGATTAAGGATAAGGTTGAAAGGGTAGCCTGGAACCGGCGATATATCCGAACATTACTTGGGCGGCATATTCATTATCCGCCCGGCCGTGGGATGGAACGAAAGTCCCTGAATAACCTAATTCAGGGATCGGCCGCAGACCAAACCAAGCTCGCGATGGTGCTCCTGGACGAAAATAATTTCGATTTTCAGTTGCAAATTCATGACGAACTTGATACAACTGTATATGATGAACGTACTGCAAAGGATATGGCAGAGATTATGGAAACTTGTGTGTCCCTCGTCGTACCGTCAAAGGTTGACATCGAAATAGGGGCCAATTGGGGAGATTCAATGGGATGAGAACATTATTTTTCAAGAACAACGTACACAATCTTGACCCGATAGAAATTCCGGGCCAATCTCCACGAGCCATCAACCTAACGGTTCGTAGGGGCCTCAAGTGGTCCGATCTGTTCACAGGTCAACTGGTAGAACTTCGCGAGATGGGGGCTCCAGAATCGGATAAGGCCCAAATCGCGAGGATTTTTGATGTCAAAGTCATGGTCTTCAAAGACCTCATAAACTATTCGCGAATGCTTGATCTTGGACACGATCCGAAATGTCGGAATTGGTCTGGTCTCGCGAAAGTCATGCGACAAGTCTATGACGGCTTCCTATCTCACGAGATCGTGACGCTTGTGTTCTACGAGGTCGAGGGAGTATTCGGCCGGAATGAGGATCAGTTATGAGACTTCTTCTACGGTTCGGCCTACTTCGCCGAGATCATGCCCGCGATGAACTCCTTTGGGTAGAGTTTGACGCCTTATTCCTCATGTTTCGGGCCTTCTTTTCACTATCTAAGCCTATGCGAAAACAAGTTCATGATGATAGGCCAACTTTGCGATTCTTTGTTGGGACGCCTCGACTGCATTTTCGGGTCAATACATGCGGCTATATTGTTGAAGAGGATAACTTCATGGTCAAGCTGCAATACAAGGCAACCTTCACATGCTTTGGGCTTTGTGGAGAACGAAGTTACTTCTAATGGAGCAGGAACAGAGACAAAAACTGGTTAAGGCCCTGAACAAGGCCGGACTCGATGCGACAAGTGTCGAAAATCCGGCCTACCCTGGGACACCAGATATTCAGTTCATCGGCGGCTGGATCGAGTGCAAGTACTTGGATGATTGGCCCGCCCACAAGGAAACGACCGTTCGTATTCCGCACTTCACCCAACAGCAGCGAGTCTGGTTGCTGCGGCGTGAATTAGCTCGAAAGAAATTGCCCGAAGAGCTTCACATATGTGGTAGATGCTATTTAGTACTTTATGTGTCCAAAACTCGTGAATGGTTGATCTTTGATGGAGAAACTTCCGCTCGCCGTATAGCAAAGGACGGATGCTCACGAGAGGTTTTATACAGCCTTTCGGGATTAACGACTACCGATATTAAGGACATTATTCGCTATGTCACTATCTCTTGAATTCCTCCAGAAGTTTCGCCCGCACGGCCCTTGGGTTTTGACGGCTATCCATCCCACTAAAGAGGGTAGGCTCAACACAACAACATTTAATGAAGCAAGTGTAGAGAAGTTAAAGCAATGGCTGAACCGGTATGGCGAAGATCATAATATATACTTCTCAGTCAACCCTACTTTGGCAGATAAGGTCTACAAAAAAGCATCCAGAGAAAATATCTCAGCAGTCGAATACCTACATGTAGATGTAGACCCACGGGCGGGCGAAGACCTGGATGCCGAACAAAAGCGAATTTTGGGTACCATCCGCAAGTTCAAGCCCATTCCCACTTGCGTGATTTTCTCCGGAGGTGGTTATCAGGCGTTTTGGCGATTAGAAGAACCAATACAAATCGATGGCGATCTCCAAAAAGCAGAAGATGCCAAAAGATATAATCAACAACTCGAAATGCTCCTGGGAGGGGACAATTGTCATAACATTGATAGAATCATGAGGCTGCCCGGCACAGTGAATCGTCCGAACGCAAAAAAGCGTAAGAAGGGCCGAACCGAGGTCATGGCCGAATTGATCCACTTTGATGGTACGATCTCTTACCCGATTTCAGACTTTACTGCGGCCCAACCAGTACAAAGCCCCATCAACAAAGGATTTTCTGGGGGCCGATCTGAGCTTATGCCCAAGGTGGATACAGGTAACATCCGTCGGGTCGAGAGCCTGGACGAGCTTGGTGAAAATGTCAAGTCATGGGTGAAGGTGCTGATCGTCCAAGGCCACGATCCTGACGAGCCGAATAAATTCGCTTCTCGAAGTGAAGCATTATTCTGCGTTTGCTGCGAGCTTTGTCGAGCGGGCGTAGATGATAATGTGATTTTTTCCATCATTACCGACAAGGATTTTGGAATTTCCGAATCGGTCATTCAGCTTGGCTCGCGAGCGGAATCCTATGCCTTACGGCAAATTGAACGAGCCCACGAGTTTACAATCGATCCAGCCTTGACAGAACTGAATGAGCGTCATGCCGTCATTTCATCCATGGGTGGTAAATGCAGAGTCATCTCAGAGGAGCATGACTTCGCCTTTAATCGTCCAAAAATCGAAATGCAAACATTCGCAGATTTCCGAAATCGTTACATGCACCAAAAAGTCAAGGTGGGCGAAGATAAAGACGGTAATGACAAATTCATGCCGAAGGGTGATTGGTGGTTGAAACATGCCCACCGGCGTCAATTCGATGCGATGGTATTCGTGCCCGGCCAAGAAGTTGAAGGTGCGTATAATCTCTGGCGAGGCTTCACTTGTGAGGCTAAGCCTGGGCAGTGTGACCTATTCCTGAATCATCTGCGTGACAATATATGCCAAGGCGTAGAAGAACATTATCAATATCTCGTGACATGGCTTGCGGATGCAGTACAACATCCTAATAAACCAGGGGGCACAGCCGTGGTCATGCGAGGAAAACAAGGTACCGGCAAAAGCTTTTTTGCGAAAAGTGTTGGTCACTTATTTGGTCAACACTTTCTCCAGATCAGCAATTCAAAACATCTGGTGGGTTCGTTCAATGCCCACTTGCGGGATTGTGTTTTACTCTTTGCCGACGAGGCTTTTTACGCCGGGGACAAGAAGGGCGAAGGCACTCTGAAAGCATTGATTACCGAAGAACATATCGTCGTAGAGAAAAAAGGCATAGATTCCGAAGCATCTCCGAATTATATTCATCTCATCATGGCCTCAAATAGCGAGTGGGTTGTACCTGTTGCGATGGACGACCGACGATTTTTCGTTTTAGATACCTCAGAAAATCACCGCAAAGACACCAAATACTTCGGAGCGATCCAAGATCAACTTGACCATGGCGGATATGAGGCCCTACTGCACTATCTAATGACATTCGATACAGGGAAAATCAATCTTCGTGAGGCCCCAACCACGGACGCCCTGAACGAACAAAAACAACTCAATCTTAGCCCAGAACAATCATGGTGGTATGACCGGCTCCATGAGGGCCGCATATTGGCCCGACATGAACAATGGGAAACCTTAGTTCCAAAACAGGAATTATTGGCAGATTTTATTGATTTTGTGAAAACCTATGTTGGAAATTACATGAATCGATGCTCAATGCACCGACTCACAAAATTTCTACATCGGGTCTTGCCTCCAGGTTTTCCTACAGTCAAAACCATGAAATGCAGCCCCAATCCCTCGCAACCGCTGCGAACCGGGCTAAACTTCTGCACAAATCCCCGGTGCTATGGCTTCCCTGGATTAGAGGACTGCCGTAAAGCCTGGAATGACGTTATGGGATTTAATACGGTCTGGCAAGATGTGCCAGATAACGAAGAACCACCTCCGTTCTAATGGGAGATAACATGGCAAACATTGCAGGAGATTATAGTCTGAGGTGCCGCAAATGTGAAGGCAAATTATCCAGACCCATCGAAGTCGATCCAGCGATCTATGGTCTTGTACCGAATAAACATGGGGCGGTACTTCGTAGATGTTTGAAGTGTTGGCAACTTTGGCTTGGGTATATCGAATTATTGCCCGATAAGAAAATGAAAATCATTCAAAAATGCGTTGACAGAGTGCTATAATCTTGTTATACTGAGAGCACTATGAATCTTACAATTGCAATCGTGTTTGTGAAGGGCACAGCGAAGACTCGAATTGAGAGTGAGTGCCTTGTAACGTGTGCCCTGGAAGGGCAAAATGGGGGTGAATTGATTGATACGCATCGGCGTATCTTGGAGCAAGCATTTTCCGAGATACATGATACTGCCGAGGTTGACGTACTCTTTCCAGAATTAGGCGAATGCGAAAACATCGTATGACTCCAATCAAGATCAAATTTCGTGGCGGCGAAAGCCTCCTTATCTTTGCCAGAGAGCCAATCTCATTTGCGGAATCAGTTCACAATATAAATCCTCCGGAAATCGCATCATTGACATATCCCACTGAATCAAATCTGGATGAACCTGATCCCAACGAGCTTCAAGAGATCAAGATCAGCTTAGATAGCGGTGGGATCATTATCTGCTACATCCACAAGGATGCTCAGAACAAGATACGATTCATTGAGGGAGTTGAATCAGTCGAGAATAGCACTGTAATCGCTTACCATAAACTTAAGGAAGAGGAAATAAGGTTAAATGCACGCTGGAAGGCAGTACGAGACGTAATAAACAACATTCCAAATGAAGATACTCGTCTTTATCTTCACCAAGAGTACTTGAAACGGCGACGAGCGTATGTCGCTGCCGTTGAAGCGTTAATTGAGGGCATGATTAGGAGACCCGAAGAATGAAAAAAGTAATTGCGTATACCATGTTGGCTATTGTTCTTGTGGGCAGCGGTTGTATCGGCACTATCGCGGAGAACATCACCCCTGCCAACATTGACAATGGTGCAGTAAACTATGCAGTTGATGCCAACGTGGCTGAGCCGGACGAATATAGCGGCTACCCCAGCTTAGCAAAGTTGAAAAAGCTCCAACTTGATATCAAAAGTGCCCATGAACTAAATGGCTTGGAGCTACAGCAACTCGCGGAGAAAGAAAACCTCAAATTCAACCTGCTGAGCGGTATCGTCTCGACGGACATAGAAATTGCTCAAGCTCGCGAAGAGCTTTTGTTCGGACCTACTGGAGCCGTGGCAATTGGCTTGAGCCTCTTGGGCGTATCGGCCGGTGGCTATCTTGGACTCATGAGAAAGCGACCAAAAGACCTTAGCCCCGAAGAAGTTGAATCGGTAATGGCTGAAATCAAGGGCGAAGTCACAAAAAAAGATCGAGCACTTATTCAGCTTGTTGGTCAACTACAAAAGGTGATCGAGGCCAAACCAGAAGCGGAACGGCGAACTTATCTGGAAAGCCTCAAGGCCGAACAACTTCCGGAAACCAGAGCGGTCGTCAAGGCGGCGAAGGCCGCATCATAACACAATTGCAACCGGGCCCGGAATAGGCCGGGCCTATTTGGAGATAAGAAGATGATAGAGACCTTATTTGCAATTGTAACAGTAATCGCCTTCCTGGCCCTGCTCGGATACGGGCTTCTCAGCAAGGTTGAAGCGGCAACTCGAAAGACCCAAAGGCACGTTTACTATCGTCACCACGATGCTTCTGTCTGGGTCCGCCAAGACCTAAAAGGGCGGCACCGAGAGCATTGCTTGTGCTATGAGTGCTCAAAGTTCAAGCCCGGCAAACAGGATCATTGCCGCAGGGCCATCGACAATTACGATTGGTGTGTCAAATACGACATGGTTTCTCCTGTTTGGGAGTGCCCCAGCTTTCGATTGAAGGATTAGACCCGATGAAGACGTTGACGAACATCTTGTTTTTGGTAGTTCTGGCCATGATCGTGGGAATGACCGCATGGCAAGAGCAGGACATCATTGATCTGAAACTCCGGGCCTACAACGTGGAGAATGGCTTGGTGGCCGCTGCGGGGTGGTGCCAGAAGGTTCAAGGTAGGCTTACCGATCTTGAGGGTGGGTTGACTTCCATTGAGGGTGGGTTGACTTCCGTTGAGGGTGGGTTGGCCTCGGTAAAGGGTGGGTTGGACCCTGCAAAAGGTGGGTTGACTATTGATGACATCATGGGGGCCTCGGTGCGGATCGTAATTGGTGCCGGGATGCGGATGACTGCGGGAACCGGAGTTTTTGTATCCGAAACCGTCATTTTGACTGCAAAGCATGTCGCGACAGCCGGAAATATCCGGTCGATAACGAACGGCAGAGGAAAGACCTTCACCGTAGTAGAAGTTCGCAAAGATGCAAATGATGATCTGGCAATCATCATTGTCGCAGAGCGAAATGAATTCTGGCTGGAGACCGGGCCCCGCCCGGCTCTTGATGATTCGATCATATCAATTGGCTCTCCGTTCGTGGGGATAAATACCTACTTTACCACGGCACGGGGCTGCGTGTCAACAGAAAAATGGTGTAACGGCAAATTCTTCTTTCATGGCTTGGCCATCCCCGGCTGTAGTGGTGGACCCGTAATCGCCCATGGGACTGTCGTGGGCATCGTCATACAGAAGCACTTCGACACGGGTTCCCTCGGCCTCGCTCTGCCTATAGAACGACTGGACCTGGACCTACGGGCCCTATTCTGAAAACACTCCTCCATCTCTCCTCCGGTGCCGGGGCCCTCCCCGGCATTTTTTCATTTTTCACTTGCATAGATTTAATCTATGTAGTATACTTTACGTAGATAGAACGAAATCGATTCAGACAGCCATTATAGGAGACCGAAATGCCCAGAGGAGTCTATTGCAACTCGGATGCGGTGCTTACAGTTCATATCGATAGCTCCGTGTGGTCTGAGCCTGATGATCCAGACGCGGCGGACTATTGGAAGGCTTGTGTGGATGGAACTATGTTATGTATCGAAACTCGCTGGCCGTCATTCGTCAAGTGTGACCGTTGGGCAGGACGCGAAGAGCACGTTATGCTGGAGAATGACCATGCGGAAATAGTAGTTTACGAGTATTGTGGCATGACGTCAATCTCGCTGGTGCCATCCAACGAACACCAGCCGGAAATCGCAGAGCATTGGTGCAACCAAATTGCTCCGGGACTACAGGAGATGATCGACAGGCTCTTCCCCAATCATACATACAATCGGACAAGCGAATACACCATGAGCAAGCGGAAGGTAGTAACACCATGACAGACCGGTGGGACGCAAAAACTTACAGGCCCTTGGGGCGTGACTTTCAACGCACCAAAGTCTATAAAGCAGAACGCGAATTCAGAGTATGGCAGAATGAGACATCAATGATAGGTGAACAGATTCACTGCTACGCTCTCAGTGTTGTTCAAGATCGTTGGCTGATCGACCGATTCGGGGAAATCCGATTTAAGGTTCAAACATCTGGCCGACGCAAGTATACCGCGTGCTGTAGCAAGAGCCGTAAGGATGGAACCTTTACGTTGAAATTCCCGGCCAAATCTTCTTGGATAACGAGAGTCGTTGTTCTGCATGAATTGGCCCATATCATTACAGATGGCCAACATCACGGCCCGATTTTCTGCTTAGTCCTCTTGCAACTTGTCATACATTTCTTAGGTGCTGACGCGGGCCATGAGTTCTACAAACAATATCGGATGCAGGGAGTCCACTTATGCTGACCCTACATAGAGCACGCTGGCTCCTGGTCCGATAATAGAATCTCGCTAATTCAGGAAATTTTACTTGCATGGATGTGATCTATGCTGTATACTATACACAGTGGTTGGCAGTGAGAGACACGCCAAACGAGGCAAAAGTCAGGTTCATGACCAACCACTGCTCTTTGATAATTGAATGCGGGAGTAGCCCGCTATTTATACCCGTGTAGCTTATTTGATTAAAGCGTTTATGCCCTTGCCTATGGATAGTTGAATTGATGCCTGGGGCCCCGGCCATTGAACTCTCCATAGGATCGGAGCCTTGTGGGAGGCCTCCCACAAAGTCATCGCAAGGTATAAGAGAAGGCTGGTTTGAATCCTCCCACGGGTGTTTTTGTAGAAAGGAAAAGCACTATGGAAGTCACGATAGAGATGAAAGTTCGGGCGACCATCAACATGCCCGAAGGATACGAAACCGACGACTTGTATGAGCGAGCCGAAGAAGTTTGGGCTCACGGAGAAGTTGTCAATCTGGAGGAACTTTGATGGCAATTGCAAAAAAGTGTCTTGCGTGCGACCACTATCGCAATACTTGCGTCGGCAAGAGTAACCCTTGCCCGGACTGGACTGCAATCAACCTCACACCGGAATCGAAGGTTGAAGTCACGATAGTGCCGAAGGCCAGCATTCCGGAGCCAGAACCGAAGGTCGAAACTACGCCGAAAGACGGCGAAAGCCCGTCCCAGAAATTCGACAGGATCGGTCAAAAGCGACAAGCCCAAGCCTTGGAAGCGATACGCAAGCTTGGGCACTTGACAAGCCACTATCGTCGCAAGAGAACCGGAATCACGGCCTACACGTACGAGTGGACCGAAGAAATGGCTTTGGAACTTGTGCGACCTATCGAAGAAGCATTGGAGGCGTTGAAGGATGAACTGCTGGGATGCGATAGCCCAAGAGAGCACGGCCTTATTGAGGAGAAGTGAGATGCTGAGAGTCAAAGTCAACGATTTGGTCCTGATTGTTGGGGCTGACGATATGCCAGTGCAAGGAGTAGTTGTGGAAATTATGAGCCCCAGTATTGCCAAGGTCAAAACGACAACTGGCGTCCGCACAATCTTCATGTCTGCCCTACACGTACTCAACAGACCAGAGGAGGTGACAGCGTGAATATCTGCCCAGACAGATGTGCTGTGTGTCTATCCTGTGCTCACGCTCGGCCTCACGAGAAGATTGATGATTGCTCACATACACGGTTTCGCTGCGACGAGAAGCCCAACAAGCTTCACCGTTGTAGGAAGTGGAAGCCGGTACTGAGCCGGTACTTGATCCAGAACAAGAAGAGTACGTTTATCGTGTCTGGCGTTGTGGCTGATTCCGTGCTTTCGAGCTTGATAGATATGTATGGCACTTCGGCCAAAGGGGACGTTTGTGGTAACCAACGCAGGGTATCTCTGCCGATGTGGTTACGAGAAACTTTTGAGTTGGGGAGAATCTGATGGAGTTCCCGATCTATCGAATCGAATTTGATCTGAACATTATTGACCAAAAAGAGCCTATACAGTGCCGACAGGAGATGATGCTACAGACCAAATTCGCGAATGGGGATGAGGCCCTGGCGTCTCTTCGTCGGATGGCCCGAAGCTTGGCAGATGTCCTTGGTGTAGAAGATTTAGTCGAAAGCTGGGAAGGCTCTATTGTATTCGCCAGGATGGATACATGGTGCTCGCACTGGAATAGCCACTACTGTTATCGCCGATTTCCTACGCCCGCCGACGCCTTATCGTCCTTTGTGGAGTACAAACGTCGGCATCCAGAGGAAGTGTCAACGCCCCCGGAAGACTGGCATATCTGCCCGTGCGAAACCTGTAAAGCCTTGGGCAGGACAGTGGTTCTTCATTGGCATTTTTTGGGAGTGGACGAATGCAAAACATGTTTCTCAGTATCGTTATAATAGTCTTCGTGCTCTGGCTTGAGCGTGATCTATTCATGGCGACCGTAAGCCCGCTTATTTACGCTTCGGCGTGCTGGGTTTTTGCAGTAATCTTCTTAGCGTTAGGAGTGGCTGAAATACTCCTAACTATTTTAGCTCCGATTGCTCTTTTACTCGGCATTGAAAGCCGAACATGGCATACCGCAATCCTCAACAAAACCCTATCGTTTTTGAAAGGAATTGGCCGTGACGATTAAAGAACTTTTCGACCTTCAATGTCAACTTAACCGGTATACGGGGTTCGATGACGAACACTTCGCCGAGGCATTTTGTGGCAAAGCTGCTCATGGAAGTATAGAACTTGCAGCCCATGAATTAGCTAAAATCGAATCCGGCCAGTGGATCGACAATTTCTTGAAGGCTATGGCCTCCGAAATGGAGGAGCTTCGCAATTGCACTTACTGGAAGCACTGGTGCTCCGAAGCCCAGGGTGGGGAGCGGTACAAGGTTAGGGACGTAACGTCAGCACGCAAAGAGATCATCGACATGTTGCACTTCTGGATCAACTTGGCTCAGGCAGTTGGTATGACTCCGGAGATGGTTGAGGAGATGTACCAAGCAAAGCTGATCCAGAGTATCCAGAGGCAGAAAGATGGCTACTCCATCGAAATCAAGAACGCGGCCTGGAAGATGTATCTGGAAGACATGCCTGAGGGTGAGGCCGTGGTATCGTTCGAGGATTTGAGCGATATTCAGCAGCAAGTATATTTGAGCTTAGCTAAATTAGGGGCATGACTATGGAAGCCGTATGGCACACAAGGACACAAGTCCCTGCAATGTTTTGGCTGCCGCCTGATGAACTGAGTATAGACTGCCAAAATCAAGTCAGGAACCTAATGCGACTGCCATTTGCGATTCACCATATCGCGATTATGCCTGATGCCCATGTCGGCTATGGTATGCCCATCGGAGCAATTTTGGCGACGAAAGACGTCGTGGTTGTCAACGCCGTGGGTGTTGATATTGGTTGTGGAATGTTGGCCTCTCGATTGATAGATGTCCCCGAACTTGAGAAGCGGCTGCCGGAGATTCGACACAAGATCATGCAGCGAGTGCCGAGAGGCTTCAAAAAGCATGAGACGCCACGCGATGATGCAAACCTACCTGACCTACCTCACTCCCATCTTGTGCGAAGTCAGGCAGTTAATGCCATGCTACAACTCGGCACTTTGGGCGGTGGAAATCACTTCATCGAAATACAGCGGGCGAAGGACGGCGGCGTTTGGGTGATGATCCACAGTGGCTCACGAAACCTCGGCAAACAGGTATGTGATTACTACAACGCCTGGGCTAAGGATGACAACATCGCGAACTTCTCGCGGGTTGACCCCAAATGGGATTTGGCATTTTTCCACCAAACTCATAACGGATTTAAGGAATATATGGCTGACATGAACTTCTGCATCGCCTACGCAGAAAGGAATCGACGTCTGATGCTACATTCCGTCGTAGAAGTGTTTCGGGAGTTTTGGCCAGACATGACCTTTGTCTCAGCCATCGACATTTGCCACAACAGTGCTGCAATCGAAAACCACTACAGGCAGAACATGATTATCCACAGGAAAGGTGCTGCCGGGCCTTTACGAAAGAACTACGGAATCATCCCCGGATCAATGGGGACTCCATCATACATTGTACGAGGTAGAGGGTCTGCGGCTGCGTACTTCTCGACATCGCACGGGGCCGGGCGGCGGATGGGCCGCAAAGAAGCCCAGAGAGCATTGAGTCTCGCAGAACAGCAGGCGAAGATGGGCGGTATTGCCCATGGGTTGGCGACTCTTTGCCAGTTAGATGAAGCCCCTGACGCCTACAAGGACATTCACATAGTCATGAATCGACAAACCGACCTATGTGAGACCTTGGCTGAATTAACGCCTCTGGCCTCGATTAAGGGGTAAAGTACGTATTGCCGATTTTTCGCTTGCTTTCTATCGATCTATGTAGTATACTTTAAGTATATTAGAAAGGAGATCGAAATGGAGATACTTGTTGATGACATCAGAACTTTCGGTGTGGACATCATTGCCCGAAACTACAGTGCGGCCCAAAAAGTTGTGTTGGGCTGTGGCACTGAGATCGACGTGTTGTGGCTGGATCACGATCTGGGAGAGGAAAAGACTGGATATGACCTGATTCAATGGATGATGCAGATTCAGTACAAACCTCGGAAAGTTCGCATTGTCTCATTGAATCCCGTAGGTCGCGAGAACATCACCAAGTGCCTTAAAGCGAACAGCTATACCCTAACGTGGGATGGCTGGTTCATTCTTGCAGAGGAGTACTGATGAATTGTCCAAGCTGCGGTGCCTTTATCGACATGAGTTACCGAGCGTGCCCGAACTGTGGCACGGTCCTTGCAACTTTGAGCATGACACGCGAGGAAAGCCCGAACATTCAACAACTTCCTAAGACGTGCCGCCCCCACATCTGGGTCTGCGAAGAATGCGGGGAACTCTATACCGATGCGGGTGGTGATGCCCGGCCGATATGTGAGGAATGCGGAGAAGTATTATCCGCATTGCAGGTTTTTCACTCACGAGTTCGCGGGGCCGGGGTCAAAGCGGACCTGGACTTGGGACTTACATTACTTTTGGAGGCACAGTCATGAAACATAAATGCAAATATCTTATCAAGGCGAAAGGCCATGGGAAAGATTGGTGTACCTGGACGGGTTCTGAGGCCGACTGCAAGCACTGTGGTATCAGTGCGGACGACCGATACGGAAGGATGGTTTCTAATGACCGAAAAGCATAAACTGCGGCTTTGCCCAGTATGCAATATGATCGTTGTCTCTGGGAAGCACGAGACTGGTGGCTCGAAGTGCCTGGAGGAGTTAGGGATAGAAGCCCAGCGGGTTGCGTTATCGCTGCTACCATTTTGGAAGGCCATAGCTCTGCGGCACAACGGCTTTAACCCGGAAACGGGCCTTGATGAGCCTACGCCAAAACAAGCCGTGGACGAACTCATGGCCGAAGCCGTGGAACTTCACGCATCCGAGATTGAGATACGGATATGTGACATCCTGAATACCTTCGCTGACGACGGCCCTGGGATAGAGCGGGCCCTGCGAGCACTGGCAAAAGAAGAAAGATGGATTGTATAATTTCCAGAATAAACTTGCATGTCACCTGCTTTTGTAGTATACTTTAATTAGTAAAAGATAAAGTAGGAGACAGAGAGATGAAGATCGACTTAAGCAAAGAAGAGGCTGCGTACAAAGCGGTACAGGCCCTCAAGAAAAGCGATCCGGCCTTGTATGACACCGGGGTACTCTTCAACCAAAACCTCTTGACCGCCTGTGGGCAAATCCATGCGGCCCTACTGCAATTGGATGACGACGCTTGTGCAGAGTTCAAGGCCGATAATACCGACTTCTTCGAGGGCTTTGAGTGGACCTACTACATGGACTGGCGGAAGACACGGGCCAAAAGCTGTGCTCACTGCCTCGACGTTTATCAGATGTTGAACGTGAAGTTCGGAGTCCAGCACTTCGTTGGTGAAACCTTCTACGCCGGTATCCCTGTAGTCACCGAAGAGGAAGTCAATTGTGCCTGCCAGTCTTGCGACGGCGGAATGAAAATTGGTATTGATGGCCAGCTACATAAGACGGACAAATTTGGGGAATTTGAGCCCTGGTCAGACCCCAACGACATCTATGGAGACGGCACGGGCGTAACGACTGCGGACCTACAACAAGAACCGGAGCCAGAATACCCTTGCTTGTGTATGAAGTGTAAGCATATGACGGGTGACGGCTCGTGCTGCATAGACCCCGACAACCATACTTGTTTTGAGGAGATTTGAGGATGAACCAGGAACAACTCGCGAAGGACGCCAAATTAAAACGGTGTGAGTGCTCCGGGGAATTGGAGACGCTGAACCGCATTTGGCATGTCCTGAATAGCTTGGGCTATTCCGGGGATATGGTAGAATCTGTGGAATGCTTGGCGAATGATGCCCGACGCCCGGCCACGGACCTACGGGCGAACGAGATTGCCGTGCCCATGGAGACGGCAAAGGGCCTGCTTGTTATAGCAAAGCCCAAGGGGCCGGGCGGCATTGCAGTGGTTGACCGCCTGCGGTCTATCATCTACGAGGCTGGCGGCATGGATTTTCCCGACGAAGTTGTTGTACCCAAAGAACTCGCGGAGGAATTATGAGAGTAGTGAAATGTACCCCAATGCGAAATTTCAAGGGCTGGATGCTTTTGGTCATTCAGGGAGACGAGACCATCAAGCCCGGAGACGTTATGCGAGACGATGGCATACTCGGAGAAGCGATCAACCAAGAAAATCGACCTGTCCTAACCACCTGCGGTCTATCAAGTGACAACATACGTCGCTGGGGCTCGCAAAGAGAACTTCGTGAAGCAGTGCGACAATACAACATCCGAAACAGTGCTTATCAAATCGAAATCGTCGAATGAATCTTCTTGCGTGCGAATTGTGTGGCCTGACCTGGACCCGGACACGGGCCCTTGCTGCGGGCTGGATCGAAAAACCAATGGTGCGGTGTACTGCATGTATCCCACCGAGACTTCAAGACAGGAGAAAGCAAATGTGGTTACTCATCAGACAAAGTGAGCTTTGGTACGCGACAAAGGTTGATAAGAAGGATGTAGGTAAATTGGCTGTGGAACACGCCGTCCAGGGCACGGTCTGCATTATTGCCGATGATCTGGAGTGGGCTTGTTCTGAAATGGGCGTCAAGATCGATGATGTAAAGGTCATTACGGAATAATGAAGATTACACTGCCAGCATGTCAGGTTCCGAATGGGTACTCGGTCACAAAACCCACGGGGACCGTTCATTACCACATTGCCCACAACCTCAAGGTCTACTCGAAGGGCCGCAATGAAATTGCCTATGACTTGGCAAGCCACGTCTTCCTATACCTTGGAAACAAGGTCGAGATGATTGCAAAAGATACGCCGGTCACTGTGCAGTTTGATACGGTTCAAAAAGCTATTGATTTTCTGGAGAAAGTACAATGTGGAGAATGAGGATTGAAAAGCAAGAACTGATTGTTGAGAATGCACACCTCGGCCTCTTCACTTGCTGCCTCTGCGGGGCCCAAGGTAAAAACTTCCGGCTCACGCATATGTCTGGATGTATCTTTCAAAACATACACATCCAGGAGGTAGACCTTCACGGCGTCCCATACTCAGTGGATTTTAGTTGGGACGCCCGTAATAAGTGCTGGCACTGGACCGCCCCGAACGACGTGCTGTATGTAATCCGACAAACCAGACATGGAACATACCAAATGTTGCACAACGAGGAAGTCATCTTAAAGGCGGATACCTTGGGCACACTACGGAATCTAATCTATCACGATATCGAACGCTTTGGAGGCTGATATGATTTATTGGAGGGCAATTGCCACAGTGCCCAGGGATGGGCAACGTGTGGTCTTGGGGTGTGCTAACGACGTCCGGGCAGGGCAGTGGATCGATGACGGCTGGGTTGATGCTCGCGGGGTTCCCGTGCCTTGGGAGCCGACACACTGGTCCTCGTGGGAACCGCCTTCGACGGTGGCCGAAATCGAGGCGAAGGATGAACAGCGTATCTGGGACAACGACTACCGCCGGAAGTTGCAACGATACCTGATCCAGTGCTCCTATTGGTACTACGTCAAGAATGATCCCCAACTGACGGATCAAGAATTCGACCGATTGTTCGCCGAACTTCGGAAGTTGGAGGAGGAATTGGGGGCGGACCCAAAATCACCGACGCAAATGATTTATGGAGATCAGGAATCGCAATATGTGGATAATCCGACATAAGAAGAGCGGATATATCTTCACGACTATGGGCTGGATTTCGCGATTGGACGTGCTGCCCAAGGGGACCGCTGAATATGGCTCGCGTAAGGCGGCAATCTCGGCCGTCAAGCAGTGTGGCGTCCTGGACCGGACGGAATTGACCTTAGACGACTTGGAGGTTGTGTATGTGGTGGCTGAGAGAAAAGGATAGCGGCGGCATTTTGGTAATCAACAAACGTGTGGGGGTGCCGGACATACTCGGTGAACGTATCTTGGGCTATCTGGATCGGGCCCACGCAATCGTGGCCTTGAAGATCAATCAGGAGCATATGGATCGTGATCTTGAGCTTGTGAATGAATGTGGTAAGACCATGGAGGAGATGATGGCTTGGCCGGTTCAGGAAGGCTTTGCCTTGCGGCACCGCGAAGGCTGGTACTGGATGCACCCGGTGAGTCGGCGGGTCTGGTACAGGCGGGCCCAGAATGCCGAGGTGGCCTGGAAGATATGGGAATTTGAGTGGGGTCATCGGGACGGCCGGAAGCCCAGAACGCCGGGGCGGGCGAAAATGGAGATGGTCCGGGGCCGGGCGGATGGGTCCATCGAGATTCTGGATATGTGGTTTGTATAGATTATAGGGTCCACTCGTTCTATTTCATACTCTATTAACGGACTTTTCGTAAATGCTTGACAACACTGGGTTTAGGGGTTGACTCACTTTTGGGGCCAAAAAAGTTGCTACCGACCAGTAAGGGATAAATACTGTTGGGGAAGGGACTTATGCAGGAGTACTCTTTTACGCCTTTATTTTCAATCACGCAACCAGAAAACTCAAGCTGAGGGACATCGGTCATAGAATTGAAAGAGAACTCAAACAAGAAAAATAAGTTGTATAAGATGATGAAGTTATTAAGTATAGTATTTTTAACGACTTACGTCAGGTAACTACGGTACCACTTCTGTTATTTCCTGGAGAAAAGTTGTATACGAATTCTTTCGTAGTTAAGGGCGTGCAATCTGGGCTAAAAGTGGCTCGATTCAGGACTCTCGCCGCTGATCTGAGGCCCAGAGACGCCCGGCGGATGTCGAGGGTGGGTTAAGGGTGGGTTGGCCTTCCTGCGGCCTCTCAGAGGGTGGGTTGACGTTTGTAGAGGGTGGGTTGAGGGTGGGTTGACTTTTTTGTTCGCTGCCAGAGGGTGGGTTGGCCTTTGTTAAGGGTGGGTTGAGGGTGGGTTGGTGTTTGATGATTATCAAACACGCCTGCACCTGCGTTATCGGACCTCCGGCCCAGTCCAGTTATCGGACCTCCGGCCGCCATCTGGTTATTGGACCTTCGGCGTCGTCTGGTTATCGGACGCCTGGACGCCTGGACGGCCACCGCCTGGACGGCCGACGCCTGGACGCCTATATTGATTATCGGACGTTCCGTGTCAAGAATCTATCTACATATATCATAAACTATTTGTTGCAAAACACAAGAAAAATCTTGTTTCTTCTCCTATGTGTGTTATACTTTGATTGTCGAGAGAACCTTTCTTAGGAGTGAAAAAATGACGGCACGACTGATTAGCAAAATGGTGATCGTGTTTGGTGTGTTCTTGTTGCTGGTTTGGTCGGGCGTACAGGCGGCACATTATGCAGATACATTGGCGACGGAATCGGCGAAAACAGCCACAACAATCGAAAGCATTTTGTCGGAGTAAAGATCATGGAAAAATGCGATTTATATGTTGCAGAACGCGGGTCTGATAATTGGGAATGTCGTCATAAGGCTATATCCCAGGAATTGGCCAAAAGTCTTAAAGCTGAATTTGTTGCTGCTGGTTATCGTTGTGTTATCCGGCACCATACAATCGAAAGCATTTTGTCGGAGTAAAGATCATGCGAACAAAACCACTGACGGATTGCAAATGGATAACAGCCAAACAGCAAACCAATGAGTATGCGTTTTGGCTGGTCATTGAACTGATCGACACGGAGGAAATTTATGGTTCGGACAATGAGGGCAAACCTAAGTATGTTGCCCAAGTACATGCAGTGTCCCCGGATTTGGCTGGGCCGGAAAACATAGCAGACGCTATAGAATGCTATGGTGTCGCAGAGAATCTGTCCGGGGAATTGGCTGTAGTAGAGTGCTTGTTTGCATATGGTGTGTCTGCAATATGCGACGAATTTTCCGGCAACAATCGCCGGAAAGTGCTACGTGCAGCCAAACACGCTATTGGTCCGATTGCGGCGATGTTGGGCTTCTTTTTGGATGGACCCCAAAACCAAGCAGGTCATACCGGTTGGGACTTCCTCAAAGGCGATTTGTCCTCAGAGACGGCGATTGCCAACCGGAAACGGTGGGGTTCTGAGGTTCCGCCGGTCATGCACGTTGAATCATAGGACAAGCTATGATGGCAAAGGCAAAGACCAAACGTCTATGTTTACGGATAGACATAGATACTACAGACAAACGGGCAAAAACATGGTATCCGGATGCTACAAAGCTGATAAAAGACCTGTATCCGGATAATTGGGGTCTTTTTATCGATTTTCTGGCATCTACGTCGCCTCGTATGTCTGTTAAAAAGAATTGGTGTGTCTCTGTGGCATTGATGGAGGCATATGAGAATCGCCATACTTCCCCACAGGAATGGGGCGATTTGCTGGCAAGCCTTATGCCCGCACACCTAAACAACGTAGTGCGGGCATTGCAGGGCAAGTCAATTCACGGGCCCAAAGTTTCACGGTTTGCCGCAAACCTCAAAGGTGATTTAGATGTAGTCACCATCGACGTATGGATATGTCGGGCATACGGATTAGAGCATAAGGCGCTTACTCCAAAAGTGTACGCTTGCTTAGAGAAGAAAATCCGTAAAGATGCTATGAATTGTGGCATAGAGCCTGCCAATTATCAAGCTCTTGTCTGGTACTCTATCCGGCGGACGTTCGGGAAACGAGATAAGTCATTCCTATCTGTTTATCGGGAAATTCGCTGCGAAACACCTTGTTTTTCATTTATGGAGGAATAGTACAGGGGTAAAGATTCTTTTTGCTTTCCTGCGAACATAGGTTATACTTTAAGGGTAAGGAACCTATTTAGGAGAGTCAGAAATGCAAGAGAACAAAGTAGACAATGCAGAGGACCACAACAGAGGCTATTGTCCAGTGTGTGGGCAAAAGGGTTGGGATGTAGTCTGCCAATACTGCGTGGTTTGTGGGCATGATCCCATAAGTGAAGATGAAGATTCTTGATTGAATCTTTTTGCTTTCCTGCGAACATAGGTTATACTTTACGTAGCAAGGGTTTGTAGGAGCAAGATTATGACTCAAGAAGCAAGAGAAAAGCTGTTACGAAAGCTGGCAAAACGCCGAAAAGGCACGCAAGTTACACTAACCCCGGTTGAGCGAGACTATCTTGCGTCCCTGATCTTGGCCGAAAAGGAGTGGATAGATGGATAAGCAGCGTCTCGGCGAAGGCTATGCTGGCACTTGTGGTGTTGGCATACTTTTGCCTATGTTGATGGGGTGCGATATGAACAAGGTAGACTACGATTCAGCAGTGTGTGATTGTGACGGTTACGGAAACGTAACTGTCGGAAAAACCTACAAAGGCTTTGTGCTTGAGGTGTCAGATGTTTCTGTGAAGGTGTGGGACGCCGACGATAACTTCATCGGCAAGTTTAGCACTATCACAGAGGCAAAGGCTGTTATTGATAATCTGCTGTAGCAGCCTGTTTTGTGCCACAAAGCCTCAGACGTCCGGTAACTTTTTTAGGAGTGATGCAATGGTAAAGGCAAGATTGTTTCTATCTGTGGTCTCTGGCGACGTCTTGGCACTTTCTAATCATGCCGCAAATGTGATGAAGGAATTTCGCTTGTGTGCAAACGTCGTGCCCCTGTGGTCAAGTGTACACAACAATTCTACTGGCGGCTATGGGGTTGAAGCTGGCTGCCGCATTGACATTCTGTCCGATGCAGAGGAAGATCAGATTCTCCTCTTATGGACGAAACTTCGCGAAGCCTTTGGGATTCACTGCGTTTGGCTGGATGTTCATGGGTATTCGGGCTGTATCTGTAACTGGCCGTACTACGTCCAAAATTTTGACAAGGTGAATCACGAATCGCCGATGAAGTGCTCGGAGTATACCGGCTTGGACGCTACCGGGCACGACGCCGATGGCAATCGTCGTGAATACTGGTAGACAATCCGCCGGACCACCCTTCCGGCTTTCACATCATAGGGCCCGATAACTTCACCCCGGTTATCGGGCCTCCTTCCTTTTCGGAAATTTTTTTGCATTCCCGCTAATGTGTGTTATACTTTACGTATGGACAGTGAAACGAAATACCGTTTGTTCAACAACGTCTCGGCAAAGGCTATGTTGGCACTTGTGGTGCTGGCATATCTTTGCCAGTGTTAGTGAGGTGCAATATGAATAGGGCAGACTACGACTTAAAGAAGAAGTACACGCTGCAATCCACGACGCTAACCGTGGACGGGCATACACTGCATCGGATTGTCCGAGTTTCCGACGGCGTGGCTGGCGGATGGATTGAGCATGAGGGGAACTTGAGCCACGACGGCAAGGCGTGGGTTTCTGACGATGCCTTGATCTATGGCGACGCCCAAGTCTGTGGCGATGCTCAAGTCTGTGGCAATGCGGAAGTCTATGGCAAGGCAGAAGTCTGTGGCAAGGCGAAAGTTTGGGGCGACGCCCTGATCTATGGCGACGCCCAAGTCTGTGACAATGCCAAGGTCTATGGCAGGGCGGAAGTCCACGGCGTCGCTCAAGTCTGTGGCAATGTCAAGGTCTACGACGACGCCCAAGTCTATGGTAATGCCAAGGTCTGTGGCAATGCCAAGGTCTACGACGATGCCAAGGTCTACGGTAATGCCAAGGTCTGTGGCGATGTCAAGGTCTGTGACATTGCCTTGATCTACGGCGATGCCTAAGTCTATGGCAATCGTCGCGAACATTGATAGTCGGCGGATGACGTAGCATTCGCACCATGCGGCCGAAGGTAAGCCTTCGGCCGTATTCTTTTGCTCAGCGGCAGGCGCTCTGGCGGCCGACACCACGGCGGCAGGCGCTCTGGCAGCCGACACCACGGCAGCCGACACCACGGCGGCAGGCGCTCTGGTAGCCGACACTCTGGTAGCCGACACTCTGGCAGCCGACGCTCTGGCAGCCGACATCGCAGCGGCAGGCGCTCTGGCAGCCGACATCGCAGCGGCAGGCGCTCTGGCGGCCGACACCACGGCGGCCGACACCACGGCGGCAGGCGCTCTGGCAGCCGACGCTCTGGCAGCCGATCTGGCAGCCGACACTCTGGCAGCCGACGCTCTGGCAGCCGACACCACGGCGGCAGGCGCTCTGGCAGCCGACACCACGGCAGCCGACACCACGGCGGCAGGCGCTCTGGCAGCCGACACCACGGCGGCCGACACCACGGCGGCAGGCGCTCTGGCAGCCGACATCGCAGCGGCCGACGCCACGGCGGCAGGCGATCTGGCAGCCGACATCGCAGCGGCCGACACCACGGCGGCAGGCGCTCTGGCAGCCGACATCGCAGCGGCAGGCGCTCTGGCAGCCGACACCACGGCGGCAGCCGACGCCGAAATTTCTTATAGGACCTTGGCGGTGGCCGGAATTTCTTATGGGACCACCGCAGATTGGCGTCCGATAACTGACGTCCGATAAGACCAGTTATGTGTCGCCTAAGTTATCGGGCCATGCACGTCCGATAATATCGACGCCCGATAACGCACGTCCTATAGTATATGACGTCCGATAATAGCAGGCATTAGGGGGCCTTTCCCCCAGTATTATCGGACGGGGAGCCGGGGTTGCCATCCGTCCTCAGTCCCCGAACCTTCAACCCTCAAAATTTCAAAAAAGACCTATAAGCCCCAGAACCATTATCGGACATCCCCCACCCATAAAAATTTTCAAAAAAACCTCTTGACCGAGGAGCCCATCCTTGCTACAATAGCACCATGACAGAGCTAAAAGGATATAGATGTGAGTGTGGCAACATTGTGTGGTCTCCAAGTCACATAGATGAAAAGATCAAGTGTGACAAGTGTGGGGTCTGGATGAAAAAGGACGATAGATTGGAGGTAGTTGGATAATGTATCTGAAAGTACAAAACGAAAGGAGACCACATGGAATCAGTAAAGTTACATCGGACAATCATGGGGGTTGAAACGGACAATTCTTTGGGACCCCACAATAAGGTGGTTCACCAATGCTCCTCCACCGGATTTCGCTGGATCATCTCCAAGCAGGAAGGGAAGTATGTGGCTCAAGTCATTTCGTTGGATACGGATGAAGGGTATATGGTCTTTGGCCCCAAAGCTGTGAGGGGTATGCTCCGAACAGGTAGCTTTATGCGGGTATCAACCACCACTGTCGAAGAGATGATTGATATCATTATGGAAACTCGGAGGGTAAATTAGCATGTTCCTAAAGGTGCAAGACGACAAACAACGCGACAAGATGCTGATCGAGTCGGATCGCATTCAATGGGCAGTCCCGAACAAGCTTCGCGTCTGGCCCAACACGAGCGATCCTACCAGATACGCCACTTTTTGTCTGAACCACGGCGACTACGTGTTCATCATGAACAACGACGGCAAGACCATCTACAGTAAGAGAGTTGTGTGATGAAGAACCTACTTGAAGATTTGCAGTGGGAAGAGAGTAAAGACGATAAACTGCATTATGGGAGGGCGATAATGAACGTCTTACAGGATTGGCTTGAAAACATCTCGTGGATGAAGCAGACAGTGCTTATATCGGCATTCCGCAACTGTGACACGATGGGCTCCACGGGTCCACATAAGACCTTGGTTCGTGGTGTCCGCATGTCGATCATTCGATCATCGTACCGTCCAGAAAAGCTGAGCAGTGGCTTCATTATGCCGACCCCCGAAGAAATCATTCTCGCTGGGCATGAGTTCGTTGATAACGAGTGGGACTGCTTCCCGCTTCGCTTTGTCACTCATCTCATGCACGCTGCCCAAGTCCTTGGGGATCACTACCCAGACACCAAACATCGGCTGGCATGGAGTCAGACCTATGCGGCCATGGTTCACGGACTTCATTTGCGGCCGGAGTCACATCACAATTTCCAAAAGCGACTACAGGGTGACATATCTTATATTGAGGAGCAGAAAATCGGTCCGGAGGATTTATCGTAATGACTACCGCAAAGCGAATTTTCGCCAAGGAATTGTCATATATTCAGGACGAAAGTGTCCGCAATTTCGTGGTTTGGGCTTTCAACGTCCTTTGCCCGGAATACTTTTGGGTAATTCCAGCCAGTCAAAGAGGCCACCATCCCCGAAAGTGTCAAGCCCTCGGTGGGCTCGTAATGCACACGAAACTCGCGGTGCGGTTCGGACGCTCTTTTATTGAGTTGTGGCCTGATCCTCCTGGGACGGCTCATGATGAAGTAATTGCGGCTCTTCTTTTGCATGATATGTTCAAGCGGGGTAGCTCTTTCAATGAATTGAAATCGTTCGATTCTCATGAGGAAGCGAAGCGACGTCATGGGTTGTTCTGTGCTGAGCGACTTCGATGGCTATACAAAAATGATTCCGGTCTAAGAGGCCTTATCCAGAAAGATCGATTCAGGCGGATAGTTGTGGCGGTTCGCGATCACATGGGTAAGTGGGCCGATGGGTGTGTCCAAGATCAGATCAACATAGTCAGCATCACAACGCATATGGCGGACTACGCCGCGAGCCGTCATCTCGACAAATGGTTAGAGGAGTTGGAGGCCACATAATGCCGTATAAGCGAAGAGGCAAGTGCTTGTATGTGAAAAAGCATGGTCACTGGTGGAAATGGAAATGCTACAGGGCAGTAGCAACCGCGAAACGAATGCTGACATATTACCGCAAAAAGACCGGACATTAAGATGCAATTTCATGTTGACAGGGTTAAACCAGTAATTGAGCCGGAAGTGCGAAATCTATGCACGCGGCCCTACCATAATCACCCACATGGTTGTCCGAACTACGGCAAGCGAGATACTTGCCCGCCTACTGCGAAGTTGTTCAACAAGGTCTATGACCTAAGCCGCCCCGTCTGGGCATTGTGGACGTCGTTCGATCTTGGCGAGCATGTGGCTCGAATGAAGGCACGGCATCCAAAATGGACGTACCGGCAAACCTCATGCTGCCTATATTGGCAAGGCACTGTTCGTAAGTTCCTCAGAGAACATGCTCAGAAGTGGTGGATGGGGGCTGATGTTGGCACGCTCATAACGACATGCCCGGAAGCTATGGGCATTAACTTAACGGCCACCATGGCGAGTATTGGCGTTAAGCTGGAGTGGCCTCCGAAACAGTACACCCGCGTGATCTATGTTGCGGGGCAGATTCGTGGATTGACGTATTAACTCGAAAGGTAAGAAATGGATATAAGCAAACGCAAAGAACGCAAGGCGAGAACAGGAAGTCCGGACCAATTGGCCCTCCAGAACGCAATTCGCAATAGATACACCCAGAATTGGCCGAACGTGATCCTGCACTTGACAACTCGTATTCAGTCGATGAATGATCGGTTCCAGCGGCTCGTCAAGAAATTACTCTTCACCGAAGGGCTGATCTTCGAGATGTATCGGGACGGTGATAATTTCGTGCTCAGGTTCCGACGAAATGAGCGAGTCGAGACCCACAAGATCAGTATAGAAAAGGTCCAGGACGCACTCCCACATATTGAGGTCATGATTCTGGACAGACTCGAACGCTCAGAGTTACTCGCAGATGGATAAGTTACGGGCAGAACTGGAGATGCGGCTTGATTGCCCGCACACTGAGCCATTCAAGGTGCTCACTGGGACCACGCTGTATGCTGATATCTTTCCGGAATTGACTACGTTTACCGACTTACGCCCACCAGAATTGTGGGGTGTCCCGGTATTTTTGGAGGTGGCGTTACCTGAAAATGAATACAAGATTTTAGCGAGACCGAGGTTATGATTTTGACGTCACGTCATCTCAAGGTTGCGTTGTTATCGTACTATCGTTTTCAGCGTCAGTTCGTATGTGTGGATGAGTTTAACGGGGCTGACGTCATCGTAGATACGGGCAAGGATATTATCGAGATTGAGGTAAAGATTGATAAGAATGATCTTTGTGCCGGAGAGCGAAAGAAGCAGCGGAAGCATCAGTGCTATCTGCACGGTCATATGTTCCACCGATGTCACCCGAATCGGTTCATGTTCTGTGTTCCAACGAGTTTGCGTGAAGCAGCGGAGTCTATGATTGATGAATTGAATCCGAAGTATGGATTGATTCTCTTCAATGAATCCAGGTGGGCAGACTGCTTTGATTTAGGGGCCATGATTTCTATGGTGAAGCGTGCGGGTCAATTACATGACGGATATTCTGGGCTACAGCAAAGGTTAATCGCCAAGCGTGCGTCTTCAAAATTGATTACTTTGATGCAGAAACAACTAATCCATGGGAACCAAATTTGATTCGGAGTTCATTAAGCAGTATTGTCGCTCAGTTGGGATTCGGTGCAATCTGGATATTTTCCCATGGAAATATCTGGGATGGACGGACGATGCCTTTATGGCCGAAACCTTGAGATTCGCCCATGGTGGAGTGGTTCCCAAAAATCATCAACGCCACCTTCTGGGCATAGTGCGGGATCAAGAGAAGGTCTTGATCGAGAGACATGAGTTTGTGACGGCTCGTAAACGGGCCTTAAATACTAAACGACTACGAAATCTTGCCCCAGCAGGCAAACAATTGGAGTTATTTTGATGCGTATTTCAGCAATTCAAGGTGATCCGGGATACAATGAAATAGCGATTCGGAAAGAAGGCATTGAGATTTTCTGTGATGGCGAGAAGGTGGAGAATGCCCACACAGCCGATACTGATGAGGGTCTCGTGCGATTCTATGTCAAGAATGAGCAGGGCCGAATCAAGACTCACGAGAAAAAAGGTGTAGTCGAAATTCGGGGATTGTAACGGTTTTTTCTTGACATTTACTGGTTTATGTCCTATAATCAGCGTAGTTATGGAACATAAACCTGTGAAAATTGATCCAAACAAGCGGCTACCGGCGTCGGCAGACATTACAGAGGCTCAGATTGAGCTTTATCTGGCCTACTTGGAGACGACTGGTCGTAAGAGGTATAGTGCGATCATGGCGGGGGTGGCTCCTGGTCGCATGATTTATCGAGCAAAAAAAGATTCCGATTTGCGGGATCGGGAATTGATGGCGATGCAGGGATATTGTGAGCTTATTGAGGCCGCGATCCATGATAGGGCCATCAACGGGGTGCCGAGAGGCGTCTATTACAGAGGTGAGCGAATCGCCACCGAACTGCATTATTCGGATACGCTACTTTTGGCCTTGGCTAAAGCACATGATCCGAAATATCGTGACAAATTATCCATTGATGCGAACGTCAAAGCTGGCGTTCTTGTTGTCCAGACGTCCCTGAACCCTGATGATTGGGAGAAAGAATATGCTGGAATGCGAGTTGACCAAAACCGGACTGACGATTTATGTGAAGAGTCAGGTAAAGCCTAATGTAAAAGTGATGGTCGAGTGTGGTTTTGATAGAAGTATTGCGATTGTGGGTGCGGGGGCTGCTGCCGAAGAATTGAACCAGAAATATGGTGACTCTATCGATCCCGCTGATTGCGTGGCTGCGGTGAAGAAATTCTTTGCAACAGATGTTGATATTCAATGTCGGTATTGTGGTTGGCGGGAAAAGGGAACCAAGTTTTGTACGCAGCATCAAACCGAAACAAATGATGGTCAGCAATGTGAACTATTTCGCCATGTCTTTAGTGTGGTCAGATAGATGAGCCAAGCAGTTGAGTGGAAACTGGTAGATAGTGGCCTCCGAGCTTTCGTGGATGGTGCTCCAGTTATTTGGTTCCCTCAGCCTGGAAGCCAAGAAGCTTTTCTACGATGCCCGATTTTTGAAGCAATCCTCGCAGGTAATCGAGGCGGGGGCAAGACTGACGCATTGCTGATGGACTTTGCTCAGCATGTCGGTCGAGGTTTTGGTGCAGAGTGGAACGGCATTCTTTTTCGGCGTACATTCCCTGAACTTGAGGACGTGATTGCTAAGTCTCTTAAATGGTTTCATCAAGTCTGGCCGAATGCCGACTATAATAAGCAGGCGAAAACCTGGACTTGGGTGACTGGCGAAACATTGAAGTTTCGGCATATTACCCGGCCAAGTGAGTACTGGAGTTATCACGGCCACGCCTATCCATGGGTTGGCTTTGAAGAATTGACGACGTGGCCTAATTCGGAGTGCTATACTCCGCTTTTTTCATTGTGTCGGTCAAGTCATGTGCAGGTTGCGAAGATAGCACGAATTAGAGCCACCTGCAATCCTTACGGTCCAGGGCATAATTGGGTGAAGAAGCGGTTCGACTTACCTATGGAGAGTGGTCGAGTCATCGGTCGAATCATTAAAGATGAGCGTATCGGCGTTCCAGAGGATATGCGGG